TTGCCGAATTTGAAGGCCCACTTCCTGTACTTGTAGGTGAATATCCAGAAACCAAGAAAGAAGAAGCTGAAACTGAAAAAAAAAGCTAAGCCGGTTCCATAATTGGTGGAGTATTGTATATAAGTTTAAGAAACTGTTCACTAATTCGTAATCAATATGAATAGTAGAATTTTGTCAGCTGTAGGTTTATTTATTGCTAGCATATTTGTTGGCTATAATATACTTAGTACAGTTGAACCCGTGCAGGCACAACAACCTGTAATACCTTCATATTTAGAGTTGATGTCTATGATGCACTCTAATAAGGAAGCAAAGTCTGTGAGTAAGGTAGATACTATAGAAGTATCTTATGATGTTAATACTCAAGAAGTATCCGTAAAAGGAACAGCAGACGCAATTGTGAATGTAACAACTACTGGTGAATTAAAACCAGTAGTTAAGTGGAGAACTAAAGTAAAAGAAGTAAATACAGGATTTCCAAAGGTACGTAGTATAGCTAACTTACCAGAGGATGTAAAGCCACTTTCTCCTTTTACTAAAGAATCTCAAAATGAGTAAGAAGAATCTTATTATGCTTAATAGTATGATGCGACTATCACGTATTATACGAAATAGCAAAGATGCTAGGCGTAATTTAGATTTGGTAGTAGATCAAACCGGTTACTTTATAGTAGCCGGGGAAAGTTCTAATATGATACAGGTACAAGCGAAAGCTAGTATAAGTAACATCTTATTCGTAGAACAGTACTTACGCTCGTCTGTAAGTAGTATATGCGTGCACTTGGATGGTTTTGATCCAGGACGTATGGATCCAATTGATTATATCAGTAGTAACGATATAAAAAATGGCATAGTTGATATATGCCGGGGTAAGAAGGTGGTTGCAAACATCAACTTATCTTCTGGAGACATATTTCTTGTAAAACCAGAGTCAGAAATTATAGGAGAAGATAAATCCTCAGCGGAAAATAGTTAATGATAATAGCCGCTATATAAATACTATAATTATATCATAGTTCGAGAGGAGTAAAACTATAGCGTAAATCACTCCGGCAGTCACAGAAGGAAGTTTTTAAGTACTACTGCGTCAGGGAGTTTGTGTCCATTTACACATAGCCCGAAAAAGACAGAATCCGAGAATATGTAAGAAGTAGTTATGAGATGCTTCGTAGCAGCTAACACTGTGAGATACTCAAAAGGTAGGATAATAACTTATACTGGTGAAAAAGGTATAAGAAAGCAGGAGAGGGTGAATAGCCTGCGCTGTTAATATGAGAACCGTCTGGTGATATTAAGAGTGAAGAACCCGTAATATAGGAGCTACAAGAAGATACCCTAGTTACAAATTAATTCAAAACCGAGGAGATGAATTCGTAGCAATAAGCAAATAAAAACTACAAAAGATGAAATCCTTAATCCTCAAAAAGAGAACGAAATCTCTATATTCGTATGCGTCAATCAAGATGTGACTCAAGAAGGAATATGAACACGATGCTGAAACAAGAGCAAAGGGCTCTTGAATAATCCCTTGGAAAAGGATTATTGAACAACATTATGGCTGACTAACGCAACAAGCGGGTTCCAACCTCGCTTCATACAAAAGCGCAACTATGCGTCCTGATTGGAAAAATAGGCTAACTCTAGTGTTTTTATGATAATTGGTTCATAATATAAAGGGAGTAATTACTGATACTAATGTAAGGATAACCGTGTTATGGTACATACTTATACAAAGTAAAGATATGAAGGCTGGACATGCAATGATCCGGGGAGTGAAGCTACGCGCAGATCCATGATCCGACTGATTACCAGGGAGCAGGAGCCAATCCTGTGCGCTACCGTAACTAGCGTGCCGCAAAAGAATTTACGTATAAGGGATGAGGTATATGAGATTGATACCGTCTTTCAAGTCTAAAGTGACTCACGTGCTTATTCGTTCGTGTGAGTATAATTGAATGAGGAATGAATAGACCAAGAGTGTCTAAGCGGTTTGAGGGCGCAATAACCCTGATTCTAATCGTTACACACCTTTAGCAAGTGTGATTATAATGATAAATAATACTAAGGAGAAGCTTAGAAAACTCCTCGTAAAAAACAGCAGAGCTTATACCTTTTAAGATATGTAAAGGTGCATTACTAGATTATCACACTCATTCCAGAGTAGGAGATATTAGTAGTGGTCAAAAAAACAATAAATTAATGAGTAAGAGCCAAGCTGCTCCAGCTTAGAACCCTGGAACCAGAGAGGTAGGACTGTAATAGATGATATTACTTTGCTGCATCTGAAAATTAATGCCGAATAGAACCGGCCTAGTTAAATCTGTTCTAAGTGAATTGTTAACATTATTAATCTTTACCAAATTGGGAAGTTCAATGGCGAGTACAGAGATAGCAAACTACTGTTGTAAAGTAGTCAGATAAGGAGTATGATCCACCCCAGACTGCCAACCGTCATCGCTGACATTAGAAACTCCTAAAGTATATATTGCAAGTATATATGTAAAGAGAACGCTGATTCGTTAATAACCTGTCGCCTATCACCCTGTCTCGGTAGATTAAAGGGCGTAGTACATTTCGACTCAATAGTAATAACAATTGAGCAACAAGGAAACGATGAGAGGTGGAAATCCTCGTGTTCGAGCAGAATAAACAACAAATCCTATGCATGGTACAAGTGGGCCATACTATAAGTAATGGGCTTGTGAGTTGGTAACGTTAGATAAACGACCGTAATTCTATGAATTTCGATAATCCGGAAATACTAGGTAGACTTACCATTAGTCAATGATCTATGTCTTTTATATTGCATCTAATCGCGATATAAAATAACGGTGAGAGGTGCGTTAAGCATCGAAAAAGTTGAATCTTAACCGTCGAAACGGGACGATAAACATATCAGAATTAACAGAAATTATCAGAGAATTTATCAGAAGATATTTTCAAATGAATTAACATTTATTATTTTAATACCTAGTAGATTATGTGATTGAATTCACCATTACCATTATTGTAATGCCATAAAATAATCGAACAGTGGAGAGCATTAATTTATTATTAACTTAAAAACTAAAAAATGATCCGTATTGGTATATCAAATGCGGACTCAAGAAGGGAACATTTTTTATGGAAAATTTGAACAACAATAATGCACCGCAGATTCCTAATGCTGCTGCACAGATCTTGGCTCGTAACCGGCAGGTTGCACAAAAGTATGGTCCTTACTTCGGTAAGCAGTTATTCACTATTATCGCAGTAAATCCAGATCCTAAGTACAAGGAAGACGTCATGAATGGCATCAATACTTTCCGCAATGAGATCAAAGCTTATATTATTAAAGCTATTGATATCATGAGTGTAAGTATCGTTGCTAAGGATCTTGATCAACGGCCGAAGATTGCTATCAACAAGGACATTCCTGGTGTTGAACCTTTGATGTTCGAAATAGCTGAACCGGATTTCAGCAAAGCTACCCGGGCTAACGTTACGGAAGCAATTGACCGCCTTGGTAAGAGCGGAGCTAGTCCGATGTTTTTCTCAGCTGAAGATTTGCCGAATCTCGACAAATTAGTTGAGGAAGCTAACATGGGTGCTATTACTCACTACGAGAACTTTGCTCGTCACTGCTTGAATCTGTCTAAGACAGTTCGAGGTTATTCCGATGCTAACAAACGCATTTATACTGATTATATGCGGCAGTGCGGTATTGGAAGTGATGTAGAAGTAAACGTGCATGTTGAAACTACTACAACAGAGTAACAGACATGAACGGAAGATTATCACCTTCTCGGGTTGATATCTTGCGTATGCTAATTATTTATGAACCAGCTGTTCTAGCAAAAGTTAAAATCTTGAATGGAAGAATTAACGAAAGACCTAAAAAAGTAGATATACAAGAGGATGGACAGATTATCTTGTACTATGGAAGTGGTCCTAGATGGTGGCAACGGTTCTTTAATGCTCATGGACTGGTGAGTATTACTGATATAGCAATCAAATTAGCAGACACAATGTCTGGAACTGGAGAAGCAAGAAATGAGGAAGCTTTTTATGGTATTATGAATGCCATATTAAAAGAAGCTACCGATAATAATGATTTGGATAAAATAGTAGATATTTTATTCGATGTAGTAAGAGGTAGTACGAACGGAGAACTACATTCTAAGTATATCAATGAAAAGTATTTACAAAAGTATTCGAATGAAAAAGAACATAACCGAAGTGTAGGAGTTTCTGAAACAGGAAATAAACTATATGTTGGTGCTAAAACAACAGACGGACGGATTCTACCGGTCTATTTTGCAAAAGAAATAAAAATTGTTGAACGTGATGATTTATAATACTGAACTGGGTATTTATCACATCAACTTCTATTAATAGTACTGAATGGGGTACTACTTTAATAGAGACTACTGAATGGGGTAGTTCTCTATTATATAACATGCATTAGCTTAGTTGATTAGAGCACTCATCAGAGGGACGGCAGTTTGAACCTGTCATGCATGACTAACTAGTAAACGATTTCGGTCAAGTATTAACTTAAAAACAAATCACTTGAATATGAAATCAATTACATCTAAATATGCAAAAAATCGTCGCGATGAACTTAGTAAAGATATTACTAAATATTGGACGATTATTAAAAACGAAAATATCATTTCTAAAGAAACTATTCGTAACTATGATCTTAAGGTATTGTTAACGAAGATTCAAGAAATGGCAGAAGAACGAATCCTTATGAAACTGTATTTACAATGTATTAATATGGGTTATAAGAAGTTCTCTGATTTACCAGCAGAAAATAACTATTATACAATATTTTCACTATCCGAGAAACAGGAACAACTGTTTCATTTAGGGAAGATTAAAACAATTGACCCAAAGATAAAGCGTGCTAAAGGCAAAAAGAATCTGAATATCAGTGAGGAACTCACTTCAGCTTACATCAGCAATATAAAGAATAAGCTGCAGATAGAAATTAATAAGTTGAATAAAGACTTAGAAGATTTTAATGACAAAGCTGAACTTGATATTGAATCAGCTCCTATTTGTCTAGCCGCTTAATTAATGCGAGCCTTCGGGCTCGCTAGTTATTAACTTCTAAAATTATCAAGATTATGAAAAAGAATTTATCAGGTAAACATAAAGATCATAAAGGAAAGAAATTATCGAGAACTAACCGTTCTAAATTACGTAGATCTAAGAAAGTAGAAGAAGTATTTAGAAGACCGGGTCCATCTCCCTATATTACAAAGGGTGAGAATGGGAAAGTAACAATAACTAACATAGTTGGTAAAGTTAAGCAAAAAAGCTATACTACAGAAGTAGGAAAGAACTCTCGTCAGGAAAATAAAACAGCTAAACAAGCTAAGAAGGAGCTTATTAAGCAAATTCTAGCAAGCGCTGGATTTGAACCTACAGTTCATTATACTAGGAAAGAGAAGAAGAAGTTCACTCGATTAATTAGAAAACAACTCTTTGTTCAGCCGAAACCAGTTAATCTAACTGATGAAGAAATCAAGGTTAGATTTCAACGCGAGAAAGAGCGTAAAGCTGAACTGTTAGCTAGTAGACCTCATATAAATGAGGTAAAGGCTTCTGTTTTAGAATTCCTAAAGAAAGGAAGAGAAGTACTAAGTAATAAAAAGAACATTCGTAAGTTCCGTTATGTAGTACAAAACCAAAGTGAGGATAATCCTATGAAAAATACAGATTTCTATACAGATTATCTAGATGCCAATGACAAAGAAGAGGCATTCTCTAAAGTAAAAGCATTAGCTAAGAAGTACGAAAACAGTGATAAGTTCACTGGAATAACAGTTGAAGATTTAAGTAATAATAATTGGGTATATTACACTAAATCAAAACTTTTAGCAGCATAAGTTTAACTATTAATATTATCAAGATATGAAGACAAAAGAACAGATAGAAGCTAAAATAGCTCGTAGTAAAGCAAGAGTAGAAGCAAGAAATGCTTATAAAGTTACTGCCAGAACTACTTCAGGAAGAAAACCTAAAGTAAAAGGAGAGAACACATGTCCAATGTGGAATGATCCTAAATTGAAGGAAAAGAGAGCTAAAAGGAAAGCTCACTTAAAAGTACTAGCAGAAGCTAGAAAAGAACATTTTAAGTTGCAAAATCCTAGTTATCTTCGATTTAATAAGGATAATAAGTTAACAACTGCTCAGGCTAAGTTTAATATGATGATTATTCGTATGAAACAAGCCAAAATTGCATCTGCTAAGCAGAGCAAAGAAGACAAGGCTAAGCACAAAGCTTCCCTTGTAGCGCTTAAGAAAGCGTATGTACGAAAAACAGGTACAACAAAGGCTACGCTAGCCGCCTAAAATATGCTAGCAGGTCATAACTTTGAGTTTAAATTCGGCAATATGCTGGTTGTCTGTGTAGTTTAAATGGAAAAATTGTAAAATGAGGGTTCGATTCCCTCCACAGACTCAAACTAACATTATTAATTATGATTATACGAGATAAGATTGTTTATGTATATGATATTGAGGTATTCCCCAATGTCTTCCATTGTACTGTAAAAAATACAGAAACAGGTGAATTACATAAATTTGAAATATCTTGCAGAAGGAATCAATTAGACGAATTAGTCAATTTCTTTCATACAGTTAATACAGATTATACTTTCGGGGATTTATATACTACAAAAATTCAGTTAAATACTGATAAATTATTTTGTGGTTATAATAATCTTCATTATGATAATCCTATTATAAACTATATAATAGATTATTATGTTATAATGAAATACAAAGGATATAGAGATATATGTAGATCTATATTCAATTTAAGTAAAGTAATTACTACTTCAAGTGAAGATGACATTAAAGCTTGGAGTAAGTGGAAGTATATGATTTGTTTTGATTCGTTTGATATTCTTACTATGCTTTATAGCAATAAGTTAAGAGTAGGTTTGAAAGAAATTCAAGTAACAATGCAGTACAGAAATGTACAAGAATTTGTTGCGGATTGGCAGGCAGATTTACCTGAAAATCAAATAGATTCAATGATTGAGTATAATATTAATGATGTTAATTCTACTGAAGAGTTACTCAATAGATGTAAAAAAGATGTAGATTTAAGGTTAGCTATCGAAGATGAATACGGAGTAAGAGTACTTAGTAAAGACGGAGTAAACATTGGAATGAAGATTTTAACTCAGAAATATCTTGAAAAAACAGGTCAAACCTGGTATGATATTAAAGATTTAAGATCTCCAATGGATGTAATACCTTTAAATAAGGTAATCCTACCATTTATTAAGTATGATAGTCCTATACTTCAAAAAGTACTAGATGATATGAAAAGTCAAATAGTATCTCCAGGAAGAAAAGGATATGAAAATAAATTCATATTTGAAGGATTAAGATATTCTGTAGGAGTTGGAGGAATTCATTCAGTGAATGATCCTGAAATAGTTATACCAAAAGAAGATGAAATGCTCATTGATATAGATGTTGCATCACTATATCCAAGTATGCTAATAGAATATGGGTTCTATCCTAAACATTTAGGACCTGAATTTCTAGAAGTATATAGACAAATTAAAGATGAGCGCATCGAAGCTAAACACAATGGCAATAAGGTTAAAAATGAAACCTTAAAGCTTGCTCTCAATGGATTATCAGGTAACTTACAGAATCCACATAATTTCTGTTATAGTCCATTTGCAGTAATGCAAATACGTATAAATGGACAGTTACTATTACTAATGCTAGCTGAAAAACTAACCCAATTAGGATGTCGAATCGTCCAAGCTAATACAGACGGTTTATTTGTATTACTTAAAAAATCTGTATATGATAGTGTAAACAAAGTATGCAGAGAATGGGAACAACTTACTAAACTTACTTTAGAAGAAGAACGTTTTAAAGCTATGTATCAATATGCTATAAATGACTACTTTGCTATTACTGAAGATGATAAAGTAAAAGAAAAGGGTATGTTTATTACTACTGTGAAATTAGGAAAAGGTCTAACTCCGAAGATCATACCGAAAGCAGTAATAAACTTTTTTAAGAACGGAGTGCCAGTAGAAGATACTATAAAAGGTTGCCAAGACATTAGAGACTTTCTAATGGCTGAAAAAACTGGTAAACAGTGGCATGTTGAGTATAACAATAAAGAACAACAAAGGACTAATCGTTTCTATGCAAGTACTAACGGTGCTTACTTATGGAAATGGAAAGAAAAAGATACTAATAATTTTGATGTAAGTATCCCATGTCCTACAGAAAAACAGTATCAGAATATGCTTACTGCATCTGGTGTTACTTTATTAAATTACTTAGACGATAAACCAATTGAAGAGAGAAAGATTAATTATAGGTATTATATTATGGAAGCCTATAAGATAATCCGTGAATTAAAACCGTTACAAATGAGCCTATGGAATTAACAAAGGCTTATCAGATATATTTCAAACACCGTATGCTCGTATAATATATGAGAATATGATTTTAGAAATAGACACCTCAATCCTTGATAGGGTTGAAAACTTATCTATTAATCAGTTAGTATTCCTAACACTTGTATTGAGTGATATCAAAAACATCAATCAAGACATTCAGAAACTTCTCAGCCTAGTTAATGAAGAAGAAATACAAGAGTTAGAGTCTCGTGGTCTAATTGCTACCAGCACTGTAGACAATACCACAGTCATAAAGAAAACAGAAAAACTAGAGGAACTTCTTAAAGAAGATAAATCTATGTTTGATGAATTCTATGACCTATTTCCAGTTTATGTTATAAGACCTGACGGAACCAAAGGTTTCCTAAGGGCAAATGTGAACAAATGTAGGAAAGAATATAATCGAATAATTGGCAAAAGTAAAGCAATGCATCAGCACATTATGAAATGTTTATCTTACGAGATAGATAATAAAATGATTACTGGTAAAATCGGTTATATGAAAACTATGTGGAAATGGCTCACTCAACATGAGTGGGAGACATACGAGGAACAAATGAAAGTAGAAGAACCAATAATTAGTAATGATTATGGAACAGAACTCTACTAATACGCTTACCTTCCGCCATATATCTATTGCAGCTAAAGAAGCAGTAGAATATATAAAACAAAGAAAGAATCATGAGATTCAATCTTTAAGAACAAGGTGGAATAAGTTCAATAAACACTGTATGGGTGGAATTGAACCTAATACGATATATACTATAGTAGGTATATCTGGTAGTGGTAAATCATCATTTGTTAATACACTTGAAAATGATTTAATAGATCTAAATCCTGAACAGGATGTAGTTATCCTTAACTTCTCATTTGAGATGTTAAGTTCAAGGCAGGTAGGTAGAAAATTAAGTAGTAAGTTAAGGCAAACTACTGCACAGCTATATAGCGCTAATGAGGAATTAAATGATGATACATTAGAGCAAGTTGAGACAGCATCTCAACAGATAAAATCATACCAGATATATTATGTTGATACACCTGGGACGGTTGGAGAAATAGCTTCTACTATTGATTATTTTTACGAGAACTATGCAAAGGGTAAGAAATTTATTATTATCCTTGATCATACTTTGCTTGTAGAAGGTCAAGAATCTGCATTGAAAGTGATTTCCGATTTACAGAAACTGTTTATTAAGGTTAAAAAGTACCCTAATACTACTATAATTCAGTTATCACAGATGAATCGAAACATTGAAGCTCCTGATAGGATTAACAATCCATCTATGCATTATCCAATGCGTAGTGATATTTCTTCTGCGGATACTATATTCCATGCATCTGATTATGTTATATGTATTCATAGACCGGAACTACTCAATATACAACAGTATGGACCGAATCGTTTACTAGTTAAGAATAAAGTCTATCTTCATATCCTAAAAAATAGGGATGCTGGAGAGTGCGCTATACTTGAGTTTGATAATGATCTAAAATACAATAATTTAATTGAGACTATAAGGGAAGAAGAACCTACGAAGAAGATTTCGTTTAGTAATAACAATTAAAGGCTGAAAAATTATGATTACAACATATACATTTACATTACCGAAGAAAAATAATAATACTAGTGCTAACAACTTTAAAGAAAGTCTAGCTGAAAAATTCTTGAATGCATATCCTTGGTTGGGTGGCAAGAAAGAGAAAAAGACTACTGTTGATTTGTATTTGCTGGATACTATTCCGACAAATCTAGGTTATACAGCAAATGACTTCTTGAGTAATAAGTATAATTTGGAAGACGAGTTCTTCAAAGCTATTGCAGGACTTAGTTCTTTTGCAAAAGATTATGACTTTGAAGATGAATTCGGTACTCCGATTCGTATCTTCGATAATTTCGTTCAGATTGGCTACGACATTATTCCTATTATGCCGGGCTCATTGAATCATCTAAAACCGAAAACAAAGAAGACTATTATTGATATCACAATTAAGATTAAAAATAATGGTTGGTTCTAAATAAGATATTAATTCCGTACTTATCAGAAATTGTCAGAGTTTATCAGAATATACGGAATACAAAAATAAACAAGCTTTATGATTGTATTACCAAAAGAAAAAACAGAAGTAAAGATATGTAATCCAAAGTTCTCTGTGTTTTATGGGAAACCTAAGGCTGGTAAATCCAGTCTTATGGCTTCTCTAGACAATAATCTAATTATAGATTTAGAGAATGGTTATCAGGCTTTATCTGCACTAGTTGTACAAGCAAGATCTGTAAAAGATTTTGGAGATATTGTAGCTGCAATTAGAGAAGAAATTAAGAATACAGGCAAAAGACCGTATAAGTATATCACTATAGATAATGCAACTCGACTTGAGGAAATATGCATGGGCTATGCCATACAGCTCTATAAAGGCACTAATCAAGGAAAAAATTATCAAGGTACAGACATTCGTACTCTTCCAAACGGAAGTGGTTATATGTGGCTAAGAATGGCTGTTAAAAAGGTAATCGACTTGTTCAGAGATCTAAGTGATCATCTTATATTAATTGCTCATACTCGTGATAAGCAGATAAATATTGAAGGTCAAGAGATGTCAGAAATGACTCTAGATCTTACTGGTAGATTAGGAGATATTATCTGTGGTGAAGCTGATGCTATTGGTTATGTTTATCGAAAGAAAAACGAAACAATTATTTCCTTTGAAGGAGGAAGTAATATAGTAAGAGAGGCAAGAGCACCACATTTACGAGGTAAGAATATTGTAGTAGCAGAAAGCGACGAAGACGGTGAAATTACGTTTCACATGGACAGAATTTTCTTACCTGAATAATAACACAAAACAAAGAAATTATGGTTTATAGTACAGAATTAGCAAGCAAAGTAGCAATAACAAGTAATGACAGTAAATATCTTGAAGCAGGTATTCATGATAATGTTAAGTTTACTGGTGTAAGAGCAGCAACTTCTCCTACTGGAAAAAACTTCATGGAATTTCGTTTTGAAAAAGACGGAAAAGAGTTACTACATACAGAGTGGGAACCAAATGAAAAAGAGGGAGATTCTGCTGAACAGAATCAAGCTAAAGTAACTAATGTAGTTACTCGTATAATGCGAATTATGAATTGTTTCTATCCTAAAGGAGTACTAAACTTCAATGGTAGTTCTTATAAAGAATTTACTGAATGGGTAGTAACAATGCTAAATGCAGCTAATAAAGATGTCTTATTGAAGGTTAAAGTAGTTTATAATGATAATGGTTATACTACTTTGCCTACTTATGTTAAATTTGCAGTAATTGAACCTATGGTATTACCAGAAGGGTTCTACGACAAAGAAACAAATCCAGAAAATAAGAGTTTGATTAGAGAGTTGTCTATTGACAGATTTACAAAACCTGTCATTGCTGATAAAGAGACTAAAGTAGATGATCTATCTACTATGAATAGTTCTCCAGCAGACGATCTACCGTTCTAAGATGACTTGAGAAAATAGCCGCTACCTAGAGCATAAACTAGGAATACGTAGGTTAGAATACCTAACCTACGTTTTATACCGAAGTATAACAAATTGGGTTACGTATAAGATTGATTGCTTATATGACGTGGTTCGAGTCCCGTTACTTTGACAATAAATAATATATCATATGATTTACGATACAACAAAAGTAAAAGATACATTTAATATTACTCTAGATTGGATTCTTTCTAGAGTAAGTGAGTATGATATATATGCAGCGTATATAGGTAATTTTAAAGTAGGAATGATCTATAATTCTCCATTGAGAAAAGACAAAACTCCTTCGTTTGGATGCTTTTATAGTAGAAAAACAAAACAGTTATTGTTTAAGGATCATGGAACAGGTCAGTGTGGAAATGTAATAAAGTTTATAGAACTTTATACGGGTATAACTAATTATTCAGATATACTTAAAGATATTGTTGAAAGACTTAAAATTACTAATGATACGCAACTCGTTAGCTCTAAGCAATATATACCGTCAACTGAAACAGTAATTGGTGTTGTACGTCAGGAATTCACTGAAACTGATATCAATTACTGGAAGCAGTTTAATATTACGGTAGAAACTCTAAAAAAATTTGGAGTAAGTAGTATAAAGTACTACCTATGTAATGGCATAGTAAAAAGCATTTATAAAGAAGATAATCCTATGTATGCTTATAAGGTATATAATCATTTTAAGATATATAAACCTTTAGCAGACAAATATACAAAGTGGCGTAATAATCTTACTGAATTAGACATTCAAGGATTTAAGCAACTTCCAAAAACAGGTGACATCTTAATTATTACTAAAAGTATGAAAGATGTTATGTGTTTATATGAAATGGGTATTCCAGCTATTTCACCTTCATCTGAATCTACATTCATACCTGATAAGATTCTAGAACAGTTAAAGAAGCGATTTAAACGTATTATTATACTATTTGATAGAGATGAAGCTGGAGTGAAATATCTCCGTAAAATAAGCCTTAAAACAGGTTTAGAAGGTATGTTAGTCCATAAGAAATTTAAAGCAAAAGATATATCTGATGCTATTAAAGCAAATGGATTTGAGAAAGTAAAAAAATGGTTATATGAAGAAATAGAAAAAACAAGGTAGAGTTCGAAATGCAACTCCTAACGAATATGACGGAATTAAATTTCGAAGTAAACTTGAAACATATACATATAAAAAGCTGAAAGAGTCGAAGATCAAATGTGAGTATGAAACTCACAGATACGAACTACTTCCAGCTTTTACTTTTAATGACAAAAAATATAGAGCAATGACCTATTTACCAGACTTTGTTGGTAAAGGTTTTGTGATTGAATGTAAAGGTTTTCCTAATGAAGCCTGGCCTTTACGTGAAAAGTTATTTAACTATTATTTGTACTTACATGAACCTAAAACTAAGTTTTATGTAGTACATACACAGAAACAAGTTGATGAGTTAATCGACAAATTAAAAACATAAAATAGAAATATTATGGCAGAATTTGTTAAAATTGGAAACGAAATATTAGTAAAACCTAAACTTGATGGATTGTCTTATGACCTTATTAAAGGTAAAGTATACGATTTGAAATATAATCGTATGGAAGAAAAGCTATATTTACAAGAAAATGGTGATTTAAATATGCCTAAGAAATTGTATAAGCTTAAAGAAGACGATGATTTTATTAAGCGTGTACTAACTTATTTCAATTCTGAAAATTCTGGTAAAACAACAGGTGTATTACTTTCTGGTACTAAAGGTACTGGTAAAACAATGCTCTCTAAACGTATTGCCTTAGAAAGTAATCTTCCTATTATTATAGTAGCAACTGACTTTCCTGCTGATAAGTTAAATGTATTCTTTAAGAAATTTGAAACTCCTGTAGTAATAATGTTTGATGAGATAGAAAAAAATGATTATTGGTGGGAAACTAAAGACTTATTAGGATTTTTGGACGGTGTAGAAGCTACTGCAAAAAAACTTGTATTGATGACTTGCAATAAACCTGAAAACATTGATGAAAATTTCTTTGATCGTTGTTCTCGTGTTCGTTACTTTAGACAATATGAAGCTAATTCTAATTCTACTTTTGTACGTTTTATGGCAGAAGATAAGGGAGTTAAGAATATAGATGAAGTTGTAAATTTCATTAATAAGTACATGCAAGTAAAGTCATTTGATAATATATCAGCGTTTATTGATGAAGCTATTCTATTTGAAGATATACCATTAGCTGATTTAGCCAAAAACATGAATATATCTACAAGTTATTGTTATATAGATTCTGAAGAATTAAATAACGAAGAATAATGATTTTATTTATAATGTTAGTTATACATAAAATGTCCAAAAATATTCGACAGGATATCGAAGACAGTATTCCATGGGATACAAACATGAAAGTAGAAACTGATTTATATTTAGCTGCATGAAAATAGAAATTCCGTATTATGAAGATAACACGCGAATATCAAATTCAGCAATAGGGTGGTTCTTAAAGAAAGGACCACGTTACCTCAAGGATATGCTTGACGGTAAAGAAGAAGGTATAAGTGCCAAGTATCTTGATAAAGGTACTATGATACATATGTATCTTCTTCAGCCAGATGAGTTCTGGCATAATTATATTGTTATTGATTATGAAAAACCTAAAACAGCGCAACAAACAGCATTCTGTGAACGTTATCATTCATCTGCGGAAATAGTAGAAGAAGATAAGCTTCTAGATGCATATAAGTTTGCATATTCTGGTAACAATATGTCTAGAGATGCTATGTTAAAGAAAGCAAAGGAGTTACAACTCAAGTTTGCTGAATATATAGAAGCTCTAGAGAAAACAGATCTATATACGATTATATCGTTTGCAGATTTAAATATGCTTAAGAATATTAAAGATAATATTGAAAAGCATATAAAAGCAGATGAACTGCTTACAGACCAACCAGGTATGGAATGTCATAACGAGTTTCATATAAACTGGGAGGCAGAGAAACAAGGAGTATCTTGTAAGTCACTGTTAGATAGAGTTAAGATTGATCATGCTAATAGAAAGATTACTCTTATTGACTTAAAAACAACCGCCGATGTCTATAATTTCAAGCATTCTGTAGAAGAATACGATTACTATAGACAAATAGCTTTCTATATTCTTGCTCTTACATGGTATATGAAAGATCAAGGTTATGATATAGAAGATTACGATTTAGAAGCGTATATTGTTGCTATCCAAAGTAATGGTAATAATGAAGTACGTGTATTTAATATGTTAAACGAAAAAGAGTTATTGGACCGTAAAGACCTAATAGCAAATACTTTAACAGAAATTTCATATCATTATCAGACAGGAAATTGGGACCATACTCGTGAATATTACGAGAATAATGGAACTGAAGAACTTAAATGAAGCAACAGCTTGTCTGTTGCACTTAGTGATAGACAATAAGAAGTTAGTAAACGAAAATCTTGTGAACGTATATACAGAGTATCCAGATGAACCATATTTCTGTGATAACTTATTTGTGATGTATAGAGAAACAACGATAAAAGCATTGTTGAATCTTCAATATGAACTAAGAAAGAATAAGTATTTTCATAGCCTACGTCAGATTCGAATAAATGACCAGTGGTATGAAATAGCTGTATTTACTTTACCTAAAGAAATTAAAACTCGTAGAGATATACTAATCAGCGGTGGACCCGCAGAACTAAGTAAATCCGAAATGAGTAAGACACTTGAGCTATTTAATGGTATTCGTACTAATTTGCCAAGTGTATTGTTTACTAATGAATTTCACGAAATAAAATCCGTCATCCCTTTTGGTGATGTTATCGAAGATCCCTTCGAAGACATGCCAGAAGAGTGCTAACCTCCAAGGCACTTCAAACGATAAAGGCTACTAGAAATAGTAGCCTTTATTTTTATTTGTATAATTGTTCGTAATACTTTCGTTTGATTGCCGGATCTTGAATCTCTTTAACATTCTTAAATGGAGTCATTTTCCATAACCATCTTTCTAATTTAGTATCACCTTTATAGGCTCCATACTTAATTTTCTTATTATTAATAGCAACTTCCCACATTTCGCTAAGTGATAAAAGATTAGTGAACGGATTCATTATATCAAATATAGAACTTACTGAAGTAATAGTATTAAGTAAGTCTAGAGGATTATATTGATTACCGTACTCAAATCCAGTTCTAGTTACTAGAAGAGCTAAGAAATTCTTAACCCAATTATCTCGATCATCATCAGCAGCTTCAACTAATAGAGGTTTAACTACAAATGATAATAGAGCAATCATAGTCATTTCGTAACCAAACTGTCTAATATTCCCTATATCAGATGCATCTAGTTGTTTACGACTATTCCAATCTTTTATTAACATAGGTACTACTCTACCTATAGTTCTTAATAAAGCTTCACGTTCCATACCTAAATTATAATCATACTATTTTTTCATAGTGATTCTCTCACTAATAATATTTGGTATATAATTACGAAACATCATTATAAGAGAACCAAAAGCGTTAGAAGCGAATTGTGCTTTCTGTTCTTCTGTTAATTGCCCATCAGCTGTAGCAGAAAGAGATCTAGCACTATTACTAATTTCATTCTATACTTCAGCAAAAGCTTTAGCCTATGCTTTATCTCTAATTACAATATTTCCATTTTCTATTTCAATTATATCATAAGTACTCTATAGAGTCCTCCAGATGTTTTTTGCATCTTCTTTATTAGAGAATAACTAATTGAACTATTGACTATTATAGAATCTTCCATTGTAGTATCTATAGTTATTCATAATCGAATTTAGTATAGTACCCTTTATTACAAAATCAGAAAACGAAAAAAGTCCAAATGCCCAGTTTCTACTTATAGTATTTATTATACCCACTCTATTAGAATTTCTAAATGCATTCTGGAATTCTGTACCTATTTCGAATCTCTACATTAATGCTACGTACTTATTGTTAGTGGTAGTATCCTTTGCATACTATACTATACCAAATAAGTTACTCACCATATTGAAATATGCCTTGGAAAAAGAAGAAAAATCAAAATATCTACCATTAGCAGCCATACCTAGCTGAGCCAGAAAAGCTGTAGCCATACCTGTAGCTCCAACTGCTAAGTTGAGACCCAATCCAAGTAATTGACCATAGTTCTTAATGCTATGGATTACTTTAGAGAAGTTCACTTCCTTGCCTGCTAATCCGAAGAACTTACCTATTTTGCTATCTTCTGCAAACTTCTTAAGTATGGATTTGGATTCTTCTCCATACAGTTGCATATCCATAAACCTACTTATGAACTTATAAGTATTGGTATCTGCACCAACCTTCTTATCGCTCTGTTTAAATATCTTTCTTTTAAGAGCATCTAATCCTATAGGTTTTCCAGTATATACACGATTAGCCATTTGCATCTTTATTACTTCTAAATCTGGCTGTATTTCTGTCTTATTTTTGAAGTTTTCAGCCATCTTGAAGTAAGCTATAACAGAACCAACTAAGTCGTTTGTAATCTTATTAGGATCGTCTAGCTTGTTTATGTAATAAGTAGGAATCATTCTCTAAGCAGATCCATCCGGTCTACTTGTAGGAGCATCAACATAACCAACATCATCTACATCTTTTACTATACCTTGTCTGGTATACTATAAGAATCCTTTTATAACGCCATCACCTTTAGCATACTGATACATACTACCACTCATTTGCGGTAACTTGTATGGATTATTTCTAGTCAAGAAAGTAAGCTTATCATTAGATGTCTCCATACCATTGAGCAACTCTTTATATAAGTTCCACAGAGGTATGTTTCTAGTAGCTACTTCATTACCGTTCTTATCCTTCTTTACTTTAAATAGATTATCATACTCTTTATTCTTGTAAAGAGATTCTTTAGGTTGATAGTACTCGTCAATATTTACATCGAATTTACTATTGAAATACTCTGAATTAGGATCTATTTCACTAAACTCTCTAGTAGGTGCTTCATAGTTTATAAGTCTTTCATCCTTTGGAACTATCTTAGTATAGTACCATTTTGGAACTATTACTTCTTTCTCACCTATGTAATATTTGATATGATGCTGATTCTCCCATAGTTCATAGAACTCTATACCTCTGTTTATAGCTGCCTACTTATCTCTTTTATATTGTTCAGTAGGAACTGATTCTGCAATGTCTTCGAATTTAAGTCCCTCTATAGACTCTTCTTCTTTCTTAGATTTGGATTTACGAGCGTTCTTTCTCTCTTTACGCATTTCTCTATCCAAACTATTTAAAGTATGCAGTAGAGTAGATGACATATACTGTACATCAATACCTCCAGTATACTCATTTCTATACGGTTTAGTAAGCTCTTCTCTTATCTTCTTTAACTCAATGTACCTATCTCCGTATTCTTTCTTCTCTATCTAAGATAGTTGTTTATAGAATTTATCACTAATCTATACTCTGGTATATCTCTTCTTCCATGCTTCATACTGTTCTGGAGTAAGATTTTCCTTTGCTTCACGTTTAGCTTCGTTGAACTTCTCTTCATTGGTAACATAATGCATTCCTTCATGAAGCATTTTATTCAATTCAGTAAGTTCCTCTGCTATCTACTTATCTAAATCAGTCTTAGGAGTACCGTCTTCATAGTACATGGACATCAACTGCTTCTTCTATATGTTATAGTTCTCATATTGTGCCCATTGTTTAGCGTCTAGATTTTCAAGATGTACTTTTCCTCTACTATCTCTTACATCATCCAGTAGTTTGTATATCTTAAATTGTATTGCGTCTCGAGCATCTCTGGCTTCTTGACTAAGTGAATTAAATGCATCATAATATTTCTTAGTATATCTACGTTCGCAATGTTTACTCAACCAGTCATTCATCTCCTTATTGAAAGCAGTTCTAGCTTCTTTCTCCAAAGGCATATTCTATCCTTCTGGAACATTATATTTAGTCTTTAAGCGTTTACGTTCTTTCTCAAGATTATTAAGAAACTCTCCATACTTTCTATCTCTAATGAAGTAACCAGTCTTTTTACCATCCGAATCATACTCGAACAATCTCATTTGATCTCCCAGAGATATCTGTTTCTGTAAACGTAATAGTTTATTACCGAACTTATGAGTAGCGAAACGAGTCTTATTATTAGTGTTTGCTATCATATCGAACATAACTCTAGCAGCCTTATCGTTCATCTTATCTCCAGACCCTATCCATCTCATTAGAGAACTAACATCATTTTCAGTAGTAATAAGATCCTCTCCTACATACTATTCCAATTCTGTTCTACTTTGTTCATCTTTAATACCATACTTTAACATAGTCTTCTATGCTAAATCCGTAGTAAGTTCAATAAGTCCTTGTCTAGCTGCTGCAAATTGAGTACGCATATTGGATATCATAGTCTTCATCTGATCGAAACTCTATGCTCCAAGTATGTCTTTATAAATGTCAGAATCAAATACATTTCTAGCAATTTCCTCTAGCACGTTATTATACATACCAAAATAATCCTATTGAAGTTGTATTAGTGCTAGATTACTAAATCCACTATCCCTACCTTCTCTAAGATTCTTTTGAGCAGTAAGTATGGCATTAACTGGACGAGTCATAGTTCTCTTTATATCCGATAAACAGTATACTATGGTCTGTAATGAGTCGGTATTCGGATTCTTGAGGGCAGATAGCTATTGCTCTAAAGGAACTAATAAAGCAGTCTTGTTAGCTATCTTACGATTCTGAATAGACTTAATACGTGCTTGTACAGCATTAGTTATTAGTTGTCTTAACGTATCTAATGTCTTATCAAAATCGTATCGTTCAGCTCTAAATCTCTTCATAGCTTCATCTATCTGAGACATAGACTGTTGTTGAAGTGGAGAGTCTTGTTTATCAAATATATTCGCAGACCTTGGATTGAACGATCCACTATTGTCTATAGATTTAATTAATCTAGGAGATAAAGCTACAAATACATTTTGATTCTAAAGTTGATTGTCATCAAATTCTTTAAATATGGCTCCGTCTCTTTCATCTGCTAAAGCATTATTAACAGTATCCACAAAACCTTCTCCAGATTCTCTTAGATTATCCTTAGTGCCATGTTTTTCTCTAACATCTTTTAAAGACAGATAGACTGGATTATTATAAGGTCTATCTGCAAGAAAAGAACCTTTTGGATTTGAATTATCTGTAAAAAAGATAGCCCTATCTGTACCTCCTTTATGTTTAGCGAAATAGTTTTCCGGAAAACTTTCTTTAAATTCCTCTATCTATTGCTCTGAGTAATGATATACTACCAAAGGTTCACCATTCTTATCCACTACTTTGGATACATCTTTTGCATTTGGATTGACCCAGTCACCAAACCAAGCTTTAAAACTATTAGTATATACTTTAGCTTTAGCCTATAATGCATTTACTCTATTCTAGTTATTATGTTCTAACAGAGTTTCGAATAGTACAGAAGGCTCCCCGTTCGGAGCCTTATCTAAACTATAACCATTATTCATATCCCAGATAGCATATGCTTGTTTTTCACCAAGAGCAGCTACCATTTCATCAAACTCCGCTTTAATCTGCGGATCACTTAAGTTTGGACATATTCCTTTTGCCATAATTATTTACCTTTACAGTTATTATAAGCATCGTCTGAGAAATTATCCTCATTAAGATCATCTTCAGAAGTAAACATGTCTGATATATCTTCACCAGATGATTCTACTCCAGCATTAGGATCTTCATAAGGAACTGCTTCCATCATTGCTTCTGTCATTAGTAATTGTTGGTTTACTTTAGTCATTAAATTACCTTTATCTAACAAACCTGCTTCTGCTGCTATATCTCTATCTAACTCTTTAGTTTCCATTGCTTTAGATTTAGGTCTCTCACTCTGTTGAGTAGGCTTTTCGTCGTTCACTTCTTGACTAATAGTATTGTCAACAGAGTTTTCTGATAGATCTACTTCTTCTGTTAATCTGTCTAATCCATGAGCATTAAATTGCTCATTGAAATATTGGCTTGGTATAAGTGATATATCTATATTTTTGCTGTCTACTCCTTTAACCCACATTTTATACTTAGATTGATCATTAAAGAAGTCATTTAAATACTTGTAGGATAACACACTTATATTATTTTCATCAAAGTCAGATAGAGAATAAGCGTCTTTATAATACTCATTTACTGTATTTGATCCGGACTGTATTCCTAATCTAGGTACAGCAGCATATATTGTCTGTCCAGCCTATCCTAGTTTTTTACCTTTCTCTTTATCGTATACTTCGAGTCTACCTATTTTAACATATAGTACAGTATTTCTCTTTCCGTAAACGGGATAATCAATAGATAAGAAATCTCTTTCGTCTTTTCTAGGTTTAGTACTGAATGACATAAGGTATGTACCTGTACCATCGGTCCATGGAGATGGAGCATATATAAACGACTTACTATTATATCTATTGGATTTAGGTTTAACTACATTCTTAACTACTTCAGAATCCTGAGCATTGTTTCTAGCAATATTTAATGCGATAGAAGGATATGAGCTTAACGTAGGTTCGTCTATAGTTTCATTAAACACATTTCCTAACCATTGTCCAGTATTCATATCGCCTATAGCTTGTCTTATGTTATCTGCATAACCTGAATCAATTCTAAACTGACTAGATATCAAATGTGAGAACGTATTTGGAGCCTTATTGTCGTAAGATGTATAGTAAGCATACAATGCTAATCTATTTGCAAATTGTCTTACAGCTGCATCTTCACTGGACATCAAATCACTAAAGTATGCAATCAATCTGTTTTCGAAATTAGAGCTGTTAGCCATAGAGCTGTTAAGTAAAGACATTGCGTCAATGCCACCTTCTGTACTGTCTGTAGCTAGAGTTGGAATTAGGTAATTTAAGAAAGCATTACTTATTGATCCATCTCCATTAAGCAAATTATCGTATCTACCATTTATATTTCTATATATAGCATACTTAAGTTGATGTAATCTCTTAGGAACAGTTCTATTACCCATTACCATTTCCTTTAGTTCTCCCTATTCTAAATGCATAGCTGGAGTGCTGTTAGCAATTCTAGCTCTAATTACACTATCTACAATGGAATCTAACTTCATAGCTAATTGTTTGTTTATTCCACTTCTTTCTCCTATCATAGAGTTTATCATATTATTGAATAAACCACCATACATATCAGTAGCTTGAATGAAATCTTGATGTAATATAAACCTAGGAATATCTACCGCATTTTTTAGTTTCTTCATTAAGAAGCTATTAGAGTAATAGTTAAGCAGAGCGTTTTGATTTTCATCTTCTATCTTTACACCTTTATCATCAGTTTGATAGAATAATTCACCATCGTTCCTGATAAAATCAAATACTGATTTACTATAGTTAGCCTACTGAGCTAGAGTATTACCATATTTCTTAGTATCAATTTGCGATAATCTAACTAATTTTGTTAGTCTTTCTGCATATGGTAACATGTCTTGATAGGCTGTAGCAACTAATACTTGTTGTAGATAGAAGTTTAAATCTCTATTTCCCTCTATATTAGAAGTAAGTGCTTTTTTAAGTAACTCTACATCTACTGCACGTCTAGGAGTATCTGGACTATTTTCAAAATCCAACAGACCTGCCCATTCTTGATTTAATCTCTTTTTAACATTTTCATCAGATTGTGAGTCAACAAAGTTAGCAAACTCTCTCATATACTGTTTCTTTAAACCAGATAACGTATCATCTATTAACTGGCTATAAGAAACGTCTTGAGGATCTACACCATATTGACCGTTCAATTTGATAATCATGTTAGCAAAATCTTTCAAAATAGGCTGTGATAAGAAGTAGAATGTAGCTTCTCCCTTACCTGTTCTAAGCAAGAATTCAGTCATACTGTAAGTAACAGAGTTAACATTCAAGTTAATGATGTAAGGATCTTTAGCAACGTCTACGTGAGCGTTAATCATGGCAGATAGCCAGTCAAGTATTCTTTCACCATCCTGAGAAGTTATATCATTTATATTACCTAAGTCGTATAAATCGGCTACTTCACCTAAATCCATTTTAAGATTCAGTGCTTGAGTAAGTGCATGATTAGTAGAAGCTAGAGCAAACGGAGCAATACCGTCTTTACCACCAGTATATTCAAACTTTTTAAATAACTGATAAGAAGGAAGTAACTCGTACATTGGTTTAGCTTCATTCTTGGCAGTACCCATTACTAGTGGAAGAATGTTTGATTTTACTTTTTCAGTAAGATTATCGAGAGGAGCTTTAGTTTGATCTATGTTAGTATCGTCAGATATAGCAATACGATACATATCAATTAATCCGTTTACTAATTGCTGTTCAGAGTTACTATCTATATCATCCCAATTACATTCTAAGTAATTACCATCTTTATCATAATAACCAGTAACTATATACAACTTGTCAATATCAAAGTCAGAACCAGTCATTGCAGTAAAGTCATTAGGAACTATAATAACATCACCCATAGACTCTGGAAGTACATCTGTTACTTTAAGAGATGCGGTAGATGATAAACCCTGCGTTGGAATACGATAACCTAATGCATATGGCTTAGCATTTTGACCGATTATATTCTTCTCTATTAACCATTCTCTTATAGCTGTATAACCTTGTTTTCTTACTGAAGCAGGTACTACGTGTCTGAAGAAGTTGGTACTAAGCATACAGTCCATACTACCATCTTCATTCAAAGGACTCAGATCTTTACCATCGTTAAATGCTCTACCTACAGATTCTTGTTCTGTTATAGTTGTATTCTTAAATCCAAAGAACGCGTGTTGAATAGCAGAACCACCGGGAGTATTAATATCAATAGCTTTCTTTCCCACTTGTGATATAATTCTACTTTCGATAAATCTTCTATTACTCTGTGCTGATAGAGGAACACGCATTTGACCAGTAGATTCATCTATCTCAAAGGAAGATATTACATCTCTAGATAATCCACTATCTTTAGCTTGACGTATTAAGAAGTTAGATAACTTTCTAGTAGATAATGTTCCATCATCAGTAAATTCATCATATATCTTATGTGCTCCTAGATCAGATAATCTGTTAATAGAATTAAACACATTATCTATAATCTATCTACCAGTATATTCTACCCCTTTATTTAATCCATATGGTCTACTCTTAACCAAGTTACTTAGTGCTACTTTAGCAAACTGAGTACCTAATGATCTATCAGTATGTTCGTGTGGATCCGTATTCATCTGTAATCTAAGATTACGCAAATCTTGAATATACGTAGGCAATTTAGAATTGTCAGAATCTAAACCCTCGAAGTTAGTCTCGCCATTTACTATAGAAGTAGACGGTTTATTCAGATCTTCTAAGTTAAATCTACTGTTCTATGCATCTTTATATGGTTTGAATTTCTTTCTACCACCTACTTTAACAGCAGATTCAAAAGTAAGCATATCAATAGCACCTAGTTCTTCATTGTTCATACGATTGTACAGATGATAGTTATCTGCTTTTGCCATCACTCTGAACATCGGGAAGATAGCCATCTTATCAAATACTGGCACATTCAATCCTAACTTAGTGAGTTCATGATTACCAAAGTATACCATCTTTAATGGTTTGATAAGAGTCTCTATAGCTTGTGCATATAATTTAGGATCTGACAACCATGATTCATCAGGACTTTCCAATAGATCAAACGCTCTTTCTACTTCTGGTGACCATTCTCCTACTGCTTGAACAATTCTCTTATACAATGCAGGTCTAATGTACACAGCAGCATCGGCTTGGTTTATCCTACCCCTACCGTTTTCATCAATACCATATGCAGCAATCTGTCTAGCTACTGAATCCTCTATAGCTTTCTTTACTTTAGCATTAAGAGTTTTCATAGTGTTGTTAATATTCTCTTTACTAACCATATTAACCAGTCGTTTCTGGTCTATATTTGGGTTAGTTCTTTGAATATGTTTCATTACTTCAGCAGCAGTAAACATCTTCTTGTATTCGTCAAACTTGATAGACCCTACCTAATTATCACTCATATGTAATACTGTGAACTTAGAGTTATTTCTAGGATCTCCGTCTCCCCAATAAGTTCTAAGGTTATCTCCAGTAGATAACACGGAACCAAGACGTTTAATTTTGTCGACAGATCTTTCTACTATTATCCATGGTTGTTTCTTATCGCGTTTCCATTTATAGTAAGCTGGATCTCCAACAAATGCTTTCTCTACTTCTATGATAGAAACCATCTAGTTAGCTACATGGTTTGCAATTAATGAATAAAGTGCAGCAGGCTTACTTCTCTTAGAAGAATCTCCATTAGGCAGTGAACGAGAACGTTCATGATAATCGTCTAGCATGTTAGATGGTATTAACAAGTTCTCATATTCACCATTGGCATACTTTTTGATTATACCTTTATCCACTAAGAAATCAAGTTCTTCCTATACTTTATCTTGTAGAGTTGCATTTATCATATCGAATAATACTTCTCTATCACTAAACAAAGTATTTTTAAGTTGTTTAAGTCTAGTTGGCATTTGATTTTGATCATTATCATAATCAAATTTTGACCAAGCATAAATCATCTGGTTCAAAGGCATGTATTTATAGTTTCCATCTTCTCCTCTCATTCTGATGGAAGAGAAGTATCTGAAATACCCTCCGTTACCCATATTATCCATCTTACCATTTTTTATTTTACCATGATAATTATCAATAGCAAGATTAGGATTCTATTCTACTTGTGATTTATCTGCGTAATACTGCTCTATAGCATTAAATTCATCAAGGAAATAATCTGCAAATGTCTGTAGTGTAGCATCAGAATAATGATACATCTGATCATCAACATATTGAACCTGTATACCCGTATCTGTCTGTCTTTCAGTTGATCTAGATTTAGACAACATATCGTGGAACAGTTTAACTCCACTAATAGAATACCATGTCTTCTTATCTGCCATAGTAGGTAATAGTATTCTATCATTATGAGCAAGTACCATTTTAGATATATAGTCCTCTACTGGAGATATCTAAAAGTAATCTCTACTAGTTCTATTGTCTTCGTTACGAACTGCAATAAAGGTACTTAAACTTAATTTAGATCCGTCTTCTAGTGCCTACAACAGTATAGAATGACGATTATACACAGCCTTCCTAGTTTTTGATACTTCTGAAGGATCTGTATTAAACCATCTAATTCTATCAGACATATAATTATTCTAGGTTATCGGGTATACTGTAGTATTATTAGGACCAGTTACACTAAATTCTGATGGGTTTGGGTGAGATTTACCATGAGCAATAGCTAGTTTCTATATAAAACTGTCTTCTGTTACAGGGAACGGATTATTTAGCTTTAATAGTTTTGTTTCTCCTTTAGATAGTGCATCTAAATTACCTAATATCTGATTACGAATATTTCCTTTACTAGAGTCATTAAGTAAAGTATACATTTTATCGAATCCTTCAATAGTAGGTAGCTTAGGATTCATTGACTTTATGCCGTATAATAAGTAGTCTATAGACTTAATATCTACGTCTATACCTATTCCGTTCAACCAGTTCACTAATTCCTCTTTTGCTGTAACACTAGCCTTGCGGATATCATCTTCTGTGAATGTAATGGCTTTAGGTCTCTTAGAAGTAAATGGAGCAGCTATTTCGTCTATCTTCTCTTTTATCAGCATAAAGTCGACATTCAAATCCTCAAGTTTGTCCTAGTCTATTTCAAACTTATTAGGATTACTCTTGTCTATCATACCGGACACATAGAATAGTTTACCCCATTGTCTAGGATATTTGTTCTATAGTCTAAGTAAAGAGGAATCTAGGATTCTCCATTTACCAGCTTTAGCTCTCATTGATGTTTTTACATCCAATACTAAATCTTCATCTTGTATTCTACTATTTGCTTTTTCGAACGCTTCCTTAAATTCTATAGAAGTCATTTCGTTTTTAGCACTTTTAATAGTAGTAAGAATTTGAGTACAAGTGTTTTCATCTGGTTTATTGTCTCCGCTAATGTAGTTATATAGAGATTTAAAGAAGGGATCGGCATTACCAAGTCTTAAACATCTAGATTCTAGATCTTCCCATCTTTCAATATCCCATAGGTTTTCCATTATTTTATTCCAAGACACATCAAAGGATTCAGTCATATTGAGTCCAAAGATAGGATCCACCACAGGCACTAGTTCCTTATTCTTATCATATTCCATCTTAGGAATAGAATAAAAGAATAGCTTAGCGTTGAAAGACATGTTGAGCTTCTTTGAAAATTCAAAAGCAACTCTATCGTATCTCTCATTATTATTCTGCCCTTCTGTATCACCATTTTTATCTACTTCTACTTCTTCAGCTTTGATATTCAAAGTAGATAGTTGCTCTGCCATTTCTTTTCTGAAGATATCCCAGTTATCAAGTACTTCTTCAATAAGTTGTTCATTTTCTTCAGGAGTAAGACCAGCCATCATATTTCCCTCTATAATAGAAGGAATATAATCTAGATTCTCTGTTAACTTAGATATATCAGATGCTTGTCTAACATTAAACACAGATAACAATGTACTAGTAAGTGAGTCTAATACATTATAAAATACATCTGGATTAATGATAGAAGGCATATTCTTCAATCTGTCTTGAGGTACTCCCGGTATAGAGAAGAACGCACCATTGTCTGTAAATGCTTTATGGAATTCCTCCATAGACACAGAGTTTAGTTCGTATTGAGAATATCTTCCCTTGTTTATACCTTTATATATAGTAGTATAGAGACTATCAGATATATTGAACATAGACTTAACAAAGTCTTTTATGGCTCTAAATAGCTTAATAGTCTAGTAACCAAGATTATACCACTTAGCATTCTGAACAATAGCCCAGCTACGGAAGTCTTCCGCCATAGCTTCCTCTACTTCATTTATAGAAGCATTCTTATATTCAGGATGATGTTTTACATAATCATCGTATACGATCTGTCTTTCTCTAGGAGAATGTACAAGTAGGTTCACATAATGCCAAGCTTCATGATATTGAATACCTTTCCCAGCACCTTGTCCAAGGATGATATTACCTATTCCGTTAGTAGCTAATCTAGTAACACCATATACTCTAGGACCATTAGAAGCAGCTCTCATTACTCCGTTGAATACCATTACTTGGTCTACAGATAGACCTAGTTTATCCATCAACCAAGATTTAGCTTCACGTAGGTCTTGAGATATTCTATTCACTTCATTTTCCTCAGTAGAATACATCCCAGTAACATAGAAAGTAGGTTCTAATCCAACTTCTTTGAATACCTTCTCTAACATAGATTTGATAAACATCTGAGGTTTACCATCTAAGTCATATAAGTATACGAAGTTTTCCTTAGATACCTTCTGACCAAGAGAAGTAGCGAATTGTTCGCGTTCCTCACTAGTCATATATCTAGCTACTTTAGGTGCACTAGCATCAGGTTGCTTAAGAGATTTTACTAGCTCTTGAGCCTTAGCTCTTCTACTCTGACGATTCTCAGAAGTAGGTTTTACTTTAGATTGTTCTTCTACCTTTTCCTCTACTGGTTTCTCAGGCTGTACTTCCGGTTCTTTTACTGGTTCCGGTTTAGTATCAACAGGCTGTGCTACACTAACCGGTTCAGTAGATACTGATACTGGGGTTTGAGCTTCATTCACAGTTATGTCTTCTGCGTATATAAAACCGTCTCTAAATGCATAGTCACCCACATCAGTTAATAATTTACCACTGTTAACTACCCAAGCTATTGCCGGTGGAGCAACTTTGTCTTTTACTAGTTTACCTTTTTTCTCTGAGATACCTAACTCAGCTAAAGTAAACTCAAGTTCTCCTGGATACAACACTAGTTTTTCATCTCCCGGTTTAAGTACGCGAACTGCAAGATCTCTAAGTCTTTCTGGTAAAGATTGACTAAGAACATTCTTATCCATGTTCCAGTGGTAGTTCTACATCATATACCACAAGATAGCCTTCCTAGCTATTGGGTTAGTCTTTACTTCGCTTAATGGTACATCAGTTCTAAAGTATAGACCATTTCTATCACTTCTAGGACTAGCAAAGTAGAACAATTCTGTTTCAGGATCAAAGCCTAATTGCTTTTTAGCTAGGAACTGTACTTCTTCCTATTTCTTAGCTGATAGACGTGTTTTCTCGCCTTGATTAACTATCAACGGTAATACTCCATACGGATCACCATCTGTAATCAAATCAAGTACATATTCCATAAAGTTAGAATACTATCCATTAGGAGTAGGATTTCCAGCTTCATCGTGACTTCTCAACTTAATGTCAGAAGGTTTCTTAATACTTTCGTCTCTAAAGAATTTTTCACTCAAGTATACTGGAACAGTATATCTACCTCTTGGAGTAGCAGAAGGCTTTGGAAATATAGCCATCTTACCAGCAAATCCTCCACTACTAGCTAATACTTCATCAGTACCTAACTGTTTGATAGCAAACGGATCCGCCTTATAACCTACTTGAATACCACCAACTCCATAACCAAACGTACATTCAGTCAGTATCTTATTGGGATCCAAAGGAATCTGGAATGTTTTACATTCAGATAACTTTCTGAAGATAGGTTTATTACCATCTTTTTGGTTATTAAATGTACCATTAGATACATTTACTTGAGTAGGTACTACATGAGTAAGACCTTCCTCTGGTAGTACATATTTTCCATTCTTGTCCTTCTTACATTTCTATAAGTAGAAAGATACTATTTTTTCTTTTTGAGCAGCAAGAGTATTTAAGTCTTCAGCAGCTTTAGACTCTTTAGGTACACTACCTAATCTATGTTGATAGTCGATTGCAGCTTTAGCGTTACTTCTATATGCAGCAGCATATATCTCTCCATTCTTGTCTATAATCATATAGACAGCTGCATTTCTATATGTAGTAGGATCATTAGGATCAAAAGCAGCTTCATTTGAGGACATAGTGGGTCCCGGAACAAAGTATACCTTAGCATCAGATAAGAAATTAGGATCACCCATAGCCTCTCCTAACTCTTTTCCTGAGTGTATATTCTTTGCTCCTTTTACTTTGAACGGAAGATCCATAGGCTTAGTAGCATCTGGTCTATAGAACAATGTTCTTCCTACTAACCAACTGTTCATTATGCTAGTAGAAGACGAAAGACCCGGTACTATACCCTTTTCCTTTTCCTGTTCATTAGCTTTTTCCGATAGAGTCTTAGTAGAATCATCAGAGTATTGTTCAGCTAGGTTCTCTTTCTCAATCTGTTCTTTAGTAACCTCTTTACCATTCAAGAACATTCTACCTTGATTATCTATAAAGTAGTCCTCTGCATCAGGAAATGCTTTATTTGCTGATCTTTCTAGAGCTACCGGATCAATGAAAGGAAGTTCTTCTGGTTGATCTTCTATCATAGTAGCTTTTATAGCATCTGGAATCTCAGGTTCTGTTTGAGGATCTAAGAAAGGATTATCATCAGATGTTAAACCGAAGTCATCATCAGGATCTCTAAAGTTAGATGCATCCATAAGATTCTCCATATCTATCTTATCCTGTGTATCGTCTTTAGTATCTCTAGTTATATCTTCCTCAGTTACATCTTCAGCGGATCTTTTATCTGAAACATCTTCCGCATCATCTGCTACAGTAACCAGATCACTTATATCCATTTCTTCTATATCTCCAGTCTCTTTATCCTTAGCAGTTAACTTATCTTCTTCAGATTCAGTGTATACATCCTTTACCAGACTAGTTTCTTCTTCTCTCTACTTAACGTCTAAATCAGTTGATGCTATTTGAGATCCAGAGTTATCCCCTTCTCCAGTTGGAGTAAAGTCAGGCTCTTCTTCTGATGTCATCTGAGTATCTTGCGTATCCTCATTCTGAACATCTTCTATTTCACTTACTTCACTATAAGATCTGTCATTCTAAGCATATCTATCAAGATCTGCCTTGATAATATCATTAGCATACTTTCTAGCAGCATTTACAGACTCGTCTATAATATCATTTTGCTGTACATCTCTATTGTATCTAGCAATTATAGATCTATCGCTAGGAGCTTCTTGACCGTTGTCTTGCGCTTCCTTTGTGTATCTATCACGTACTTCTTGTTGTTCCTGTTCTGATAATTGTGACCAGTTACGAATGTTGAAATCAGCGCGTCTGTTCATATCAGTTCTAAGTACTACTCCGTTCTAATATGCAGCACGTCTGTTTACAGCCTTGCTAAGTAATCCAACAATTATATTTTCATCAGCTATCAATTGTTCTAGTTCTGGATCAGTATTGATTCCAAATATATCTTTAAGCTATTTGAACATCTACTTATCCTTCTTAGTAGCATCTTCTAACTATTTTTGTTTACGATTAATGTGATATACTACAGAAGCTATATTCTCGTCACTAACATCCAGACCGTTCTTCTTTGCTTGAGCAATAAAGGATTGCATGTCTTTGAGCTGTTTTTTCAGCTTATTAAGAACGTTAAGAGTGGTGAATGTCTACTGGGCGTCTCTTACTATGCTAACTAGGCTCTCTTTAACTCCCCATGCTTCTCTTTCTGCATCAGATAGATTATTCCAATACTCATCTACTGCGTTTTTAAACTCATCAGAACTATATACTTGATTTACTTTTTCAGCGAGTTTCTTGTTAACCTCTTTAGCTTGAGAGTTAAATACACGTTCTAAGTCGTATGCCTTCATTGCATTCTTAGCAAACGTTTTATGCTCTTCACTGCCTACTTTAATTCCTAATTGCTCTAAGTTCTCAGATACATTAGGATTATAGTATATACCCTCTAACTGTCTAGCTTTCTTAATATCTTCATCTATATCTTCTTGAGTAAGACCTTCTGGAGTAAATCTATCCCTAATGTCTTGAAGATTCTGAATCACATCTTGAGTATAGCCCTTCTTTACTGCATTATACCATCTGTCTACCTTAACATCTTCTTCTTTATTACTAATGTCATAAGCCGCCATATTACGCAATATCTTATTAGATTTCACATCTCTAATAAGTTGATGACCATCAGATATAGTAGTACCAGCGCCACCCATTAACAAACCGATAAGAGCACCAACTTTCATGTTCTGCTCTAGTTCTTTATCATTATTTAAAGCTTCATCAGGATGTAAACCCATCAGAGCCATGTTGGCTTCTGCACCATATTGGAAATTCTTAAAGAATGCATCCAGCAATGTCATCTTTTTAGGATCATACTTAGTACTTAATTCGTAATCTCTCTGAATTAAGTACTGCTGTCCTTCTTCTGTACCTTCTCCGAATGCTGTTACTCCAAGTTTAGTACCTAAACCTACTACAGTATTAAGTACATCTCTATACTTATTGGCTTTAAATACGTCTTTAGAAGCCATTCTGTATAGAGCTTTGTTTATTCTGTTATCTATAAACTTATCAGCTATATTCGCAACCTTAGTAAGTCCAGTAGCTTTTGCTAATCCTTTACCTCCTTGTTTAAGTAACTCTTTTGCTGATTTCACAGCGAGTTTACCTCCATAAGAGTATAAAGCCATATCCATGGCATCCCATACTCCTAAAGCCATATTAGAAGTAAAGACATTATCCAGACCATTGTATGCACTAAGTTTGATATTCTCAAAGTTAGGATCATCTGTTTTGATATTGTACAGAAGCATATCTTCAAGAATCTACGGCATGGTCATTTCATCTGTATTAATCCCTCTAGCCTATAGTTTTTCAATACCTTGGTCTAATATTCTATTTACGTCCAGATTACCTGAATCCATTTGATTTACTATGTTATTCAAGTAAGCATCAAACACTTCAGCATTGGTTTCTTGAGTACGTTGATAATAACTGTTAGCCGCATTTAAACCAAATTCCCCAATAGCTAATAAAGCAGCCGAATAGGGATTTCCCCTCTTAGCCGCAGTTTTTGCAGCCATACTTACTAATCTACCAAGAGTAGCAGTCTCTACAGTAGAAGCAATTTCTCCTAAAGAAGAACCCAACTGTGGTATTGCGTAAGGATAAGATTCTAGATCCCCCCAAGCAAATTCATTATTGTTTACTCTCTCTCTAAACTCTGGGGATATTTGATTAGGATCAAAGAACCAGCTACCTTCTTTTAATATACTTTGGCGGTCTTTAATCTTTTGTACTTTAAGTTCTTGAGATGTTATACTATCATCGTATACCTTCTGTAAACTGTTTATAATACCAGTTCTATCAGGATTATTCCATACACTTTTTTTAGGCTTAATATTTAATACAGCGTCCCCGTAACCAGCTTTAACATACTCTTCGTATGTTTCAGCTTTATTATCGAACATAGTAGATAGACTAAGCATAAGTCTATCCCATAATGGTACTTTCTTAGGATCTACTTGCAGCCCTATGGAAGTTGTTTTCTCTCCAGTAATACTATTTGTTTCAAAACCATCGTAGTACAAAGGTGCTAACTTACTGTTACCTTTTATTAGTAACTCATAGGTCTAAGCATTCTGATCTAAATACGTCTATAACTGGGTTGCTTCCTATGGATCACCTTCTCCTGTACTTTGTATCTGATTTAATTTTTGTAGTTTCTCTTCATAGTCTTTCAAGAACTCTATGCTTTGCATAGTACGTAGTTCTTTTCTGGCTAAATCACCTTCTAAGGATCTGATATTTGTTTCTACTGCTTTTTCTACAATAGACTACCCTATCTAACTATTGTATAGATCATAAGCCCCTTTTATAGCTATAAAAGGATTTGGAGCAAAAAGTGTTCCCCATGATCCGTTATTATCGTTTTTACTTTTTGTACTATCAGAATCATCATTCCTAGATATACTCCTAGTATATATATCCGCTAAATTAGAAGGTATATCATAATCATACTCCTATACCTACTATTTCCTCTCAGAAGTAGTAGGTATATTTTGCATGGTATCCATAGAACCATAAGTCATGGCGTTCATTTTGGGAGCGCCTACCATAAATTTGTTATCTTCCATATTATCTTAGATATCTGTTAGCTGAATCTTCTGCCTATGAATATTTTTCTTTAGTCCCAAGTGCTCTGACTTGTCGTTCGTAATTGGCATTTCTAGTAATAGTAGCTTCATTATTACCTATCTGTAGAGGATAAGTAGCATCAAACTCTACATACAGATCGGAGTCGTCTAGTTTCTTTCTAGTTAATTTCTTAGTAGTTTCTCCTTTTAGTACCTCTCCAGTTTTTGGATCATATTCTTGTTTGATCTCTATCTACTGTTTATCTATAATATCTCCTAAAGATACTACTTTACTACCGATTAACTTAGCAAAATCGCCTTTACTAATTGATTCAAACCCGATATTTCTTAACTGATCTATAGGTATGTATACTTTACGTTTGTGGTATACCTCGTTATTATCACTAAGTACTTGACCAGACCCTTTAACAATAACATCTCTAAATTGGTCGTTATACCAAGCTTGTTGAATAGTAGCCATTGCTACAGATCTGTCTTTCCATGCTTTCTTTTGTTTTTCATCTGAAGCATTCTGCATGTTACTCATTGCATAACCTAGAGCTCCATTCTCATATCCAAGTAATCCAAACGTCATATCTGCACCGAGTGTCATACTAGCTGTACTATTGGTAAGCTTTGCATCTTTACCTAGAACTTCTCCACCACCTTCTACAAGTAGGCTAGTATCTACTTCTTTAGATAAAGGCTGACTAATCATGTCTAATAGTTTCCTAGAAGCACTGTTTATTCCAGAAGATTTACTCAAGATATTCCACGCTTTTTTGAGATTATTGCTCATATTTCTACTTGCTTTCTGATATACTTCAGAATTAGCTTGTCCGTTAGCAACTGCTGATCTCTCTTCAGGAGTTAAACCTCCAAGAGTAGCTAAGTTATTTTGTACAGTAGTAGTAGCAAGTATTCTAGATAAGTCTGGTAATACTTGACTTGCTTCTGAAGCTCCAGCTGCCTTCGCCTTTAAACTATATCTCAACTGTTCTATGAAAGCAGGATCTACATCGTACTTAGGTCTACGAGTTCTATCAATCTGTGATTGAGCTACGGCATTAATAAATTGAGATTTGGCGGCATTTGCATCACCGTTATTCATAGCTAAATACTCTTCAAAGTACTTCTGACCCTGAGGAGTATCAATCAAATCATTAAACTTAGCTGTAGCTACTGCCATAAGATCTTCCATATTATTACCAGTTACTACATATCTAGTACCATTTACATAATCCGTACCTAAGAAACCAGGTTTCAGATCATTAAAGTAAGGAGTACTAAGTTCATTCAGATTCATATAAGCTACTGGAGTAATATCATCAAATATTTTACCAGTACCTAGAGTATCATAGTTAGCTATATCTGACTTGTCCCAACTGTCTTTGAGTCTACCTTCTGCTTTCATCTTAGCTCTCATCTATAGACCCATTCTCTAATAGTCTGCACTTTCCTTTAATTGAGACAGAGCAGCATAATCTACACTATTTATTAGTGATTGCAAATGAGCTCTATTACTGGCGTCCTTCATATAGTCAGGATTAGATACCATTTGATTAATGGCATTCTGAAAGTCTTCTCTGCCAATAGTCATACTGTAATAATTCTCTGTATCTACTCTAGAAGGTGATCTAAATTCTCCAAACTTCTGTAACTGTGTAGTAAATTGTTCTGCCGCTTGATCTACTGCTTGTTTTTGTGCCGCACCTATTCTGTATAACTCACCAAAATTGATAGGCACATAAGTATTAATAAACTAAGCCTATGCGGCTTGATCATACATATTTGCTGCCATATTATCCTCTTCTAAATTGTTTCATTAAATTAATATAATCTCCAGATTTATAAGCGGCCTCTAAGAATGGAGCGTACGCTTCTAGCATAGCAATATCTCTATTTTTTTGATTTCTCATAAGCTCCTTATTCTAGAAGTAATTGCTTAATTGTGATAATCCTGCTCTATTAATGTTTCTAGAAGAAGCTCTACTTCTAGCATTTTGATCTATGGATAAATTTCTAGAACTAACGAATTGTTGTCCAAGATTATTTAAAGTATTTGCATAATCACTCTTATATTGATTATCTATGTTATTTTTCTGTGAATATAAATCTGATATAGCCTTATCAGCAGCTATTTGACTCTATAGTCTATATGCTAAATTAGCTCCTGTGGTAGGATTGTATTTGGAGGCATTATAATTTGATATAGCTCTATTTTCTCGTATAGCTCTCTTAGCTGGTGCAATATCAAATTTTCTACCAGACATTGTTCTTATAATATTATCAGCATATGGATTGTATACAGCTTCAAAATTTTCTGGATTTGCCATTAGATTTGAAAATATCGGAGCTATTTGTGATATGTTAGAAGTGATATCTCCTAAAATTTTTCTCCAATCATTTTTATCTTTAGGAGGGTTTTCGTTATTGTTATCTTTTTTATTCTGATTATTTACTGTTGTAGAAACTAGTGTCTCATAAGGTATTACTTCATCTCCTACTCTTGATATAGCTTCTCCACTAAGATCTATTTCATTGTTAATGGGCTCTACTATAGATTTTCTATTAGGTTTACTTATTGTAGTACTGGTAGATCTTCTGGCTTTGGTTGGAGTTACAGATATGTTAGGCATATTTACAGAGTTATCGGTCGTTGTGCTATTGATAGAGGTTGTATAATCAGAACCTGATAACAACCAATAAGGTACTCCACCTCTCCATTCTCCACTATTTACCAAGTTATCTGATGCCAACATTTTAGCAGCAAGAGAAGAGGCATTTGTAAAAAAGTTAGGTGTATTTCTTCTTAAAGTTGTTATTTGTTCATCAGGAACTCTACTCTGAATTTCATTATCTAGATTAAGATCATTGGTTACAGCAGTGGGAGCATTGGTAGTACTGTATTTACCAGGAGTATATCTTGTAGAGTCGTACACATCTTCCCAATAATTCCATGGTCTATACAATCTATCTGCAACTTTAACATATTTACCATTATTAGCTGCAGTAATTATGTCACCGTCTGCTGCTGCCTATATACCGTTCTTAACCTTAGATCTTTTATTCTTAGTTATTTCTTGAATAGTAAACAACTCGTCATGAATAGCCTAATCGTTCATTTCGTTAAGCATTGCAGAATTCTCTGCATATTTATCTTTACCTTTTGTCTTCTATTTAGACATCAATCTTTTACCCATTTGTGCAAATGTTTCTTTACTTCCTGGTACTTTTAATGTATCACTCAATACTCTACTACCTTCCGGTAAATTTACTAAATTACTATCTGTTGGTTTTCCTTCCTCTGGAACTTCTAGTATCTGTCCTTGAGGTGTGTTAATTAGTTCTCCATCGTCTACATATGCCATGCTAGAAGGAATCTAACCTCCAAACTCCATAGTATACACATTTTGATCATAATCTTCATCCCATTCCTATTGAGCTTGCGCTCCAATACTAGCTCCGATTCTATGTTGCCCTGCTAAAGTTTTAGCAGCTTCGTACTTACGTTTTAAACCCTTATTACTAATAGCTCCTCGTATACCTGTGCCCAGAGTAAGAGTAGGGTCTTCATAGAATCCACCACCTGATATTTTACCTTTCTTACCTACTAATCCTGTAGCCAATCCTGCAGCTCCACCTACAATAGCTCCAACTGGACCAGCAACTGATCCCATCTGAGCTCCAGTAGCAGCACCTCCTATTACATTTTGTATTGATTGTTGTACTGCTTCTCCTTTAGTAGTAGCTGTAGAAGGACCAGCTAACATACTGGCCATATTAGTCACACCTCCTATTATATCTGAACCTTTGCCTAATATATCTGTAATATTCATATTATTAGTAGAAGTAGATGTATTTCCAGTAGGCCCAAGGGATGCTCTTTGAGCAGCATTAGGACCGTACTTAGAAAAATTAGGTACTCCTAATAACTGTTCTGTCATCTAACGTTGCCAATCTACTCCACCGTATTGGTATTTCTTAATACCTTTAATTTTTCTTTTACTTTTCATGATTATACTAATGAGTATCTATATGTTGTATTAATATTTGGAAGATTGAAATTATGTTGATTATCACAATTAATAGTATAATCACATATCAAATATTTGCCTCTTAACCTACCAGGCAGTGATAATTCATCTTCATGAGTGTCTTCTCTACCTATGGCAAACCTATAAGTATCTTCTCTATAATCTATAGCATATCCTCCAGTTAGATAGTTTTCCTATATAGTACCAACCTAATTCTTAGTAGTAAACTTTGCATCTATTAACATGCTATTTATATCTCTGAACTAGCCACTGAAGAAAACATTATCAAATGTTTTAGTTACTAATGGATCTTTATTAACTACATATTGTAACTTAGACTACATAGTATTTAACGGAAAATCTGCATTTTCCATTATCTTATTATTGTATATATACAATAACTTATCAGAAAATCTGAGATGAGCTTTAGGATTAAACGTATAAAATGAAGTAAACCTCTAAGTATATTCATTAAATACTAGTACTGCATTATCGAAGCACATCTGTACTTCGTTAAATTTGTTATCATATATGCTAGTACGTACTTGAATATCTGGATTATTATTCAAGTAAGTCTATACATTTTTTTCTTTAGATAACTTATGTATCCTATCAGAAAAAGAACATATCTCATTCTTATCCGTATCATACCAATATAGAGAAGCATCTGATGCTACTATACTCTAATCGTTAGATATAGAAGATCCATTATTGGTAGATACATAATCGTATCTAGTAAGGATTCCTCCAGTACCTAAAGTAAGAGTACTAACATTATTGTCTGTAATCAAAGATCTATCATTTACAGATGCTATTCCTAATGCAGAATCTTGCCAGAAGAATAACTTATCTCCGAAAGCTTTCATATTAGTAACAGGTCCGTATTGGCTATCTACTTCCATATAATTGGCAGGTTTAAACTGAGCCCAACTATCTGTAATCTCATTAGCCGTTTTAGTCTCAGAATAAATTATTTTGTTTGGCAACCTTAAGTTAGCCATAGAAGTAGTAGAATCTGCCACATACATCTGTGTACTAGGCTATAATGAGTATACATCGTTATATGCATAATACGGTTTAGTCTAATTAGAAAAACCTAAACTATGTATATAATTAGTTAAGTATGGATTAGGACAATTTCCTCTTTGTCTACTCATACTTTCACCATAAGCAAGATTTAGATTGATAGTAGTTTCTAACGGAATGTAATCACTTAAACTTACTTTAGTTTGTCTACTATCATACTTTCCTCCTCCTTGCCCATCTGCAATAGGTGATCCAGTTCTATGGTCTAATACTCCAAGATAAGTATCTCCACCAAATACATAGTTAACATTACTATCTGCTTCAGATATTAACTTATATGATGATGTAGATATATACGTAGAATTGCTTCTAGCATTATAATTATTACCTCCATAAGGAACAATTCTCCTTTTTATATTTACTACAGGAGTTGAGAAAGGAGTATGATTATAGAAATTTATCAAGTTCTTAACCTCTTCTCCTACAGCTATCTTATTGTCTACAGCAATAGAATGTTGCCTAGGAAAGTAACCATCTAGTTCTACTACAGCACAACTTCCGAAGTAACACATTTTTGCGCTAAGCCAATCAAACTATTCCTAGTTATTCCACATAACTCCAAAATTTAAATAGGAACGTGATCCTATGCCTCTATAGTAAGCTTGAATATTACCTAATTCTCCATTAGGTATAATAGGAGTAGTTATTGCTCTATTTATGTCAAATTGTATTCTATTTCCACCCTATAAATTCTGATAGTGAGTGATATACCTCTTTCCTATCATATTAACTACCATCTCGTCATCATCAGAACTATCCATATTAACCGCATTATAAAAGAATCCATCTTGTTTGAATATTGATCCTAAGAAACTTGGTTGAACGTAGGCAGTCTATGTGTTCATAGCATATGTCTGATACGGAGTCTGAAAATACTTAACAAATCCTTCTAACTTTATATTTTGATTGTTTAATACAGGTATAGTTCTAGTAGTGTTAGGCATTCTAGTGTCACACCAATGACACAAGTCTAGATAAGTATTGTCACCTAATTCAGATATAACTTCATCGCCTGTAAAATCTATTTCTGGAGTTATTAAACTGAATATATTTTTAACTATACGATCCTAATTTAAATAAAGTTCTCCGTCTCTATAAGTAGTAGGTGCATCATAAAAACTAACACCTCCGCATATAGACATGTTAGTATCTGTAACTCCAAGAGGTATTCTAGGTCTTGTGTCCATTTCACTTTTTAGCCATGTACCTGTAGTAGCATTAGGCCAAGGAAATGCAGTAGTATCAGACAGTATACCCTACATTAATACAGTTCTATCTTCTGCCGTTCTTTTGCACCTTACTATTTCGTATGCCACAGCTCCGTCCGGAAAATTCTTTATATTAAACTTAACCCCTATAGCTTTACCTATAAATTCCTACGTAATAGAATTAGTAAGATCTCCATTTACAAACTACATGTAAAAATACCAAGGAGATACTTCGAATGAATGCGGGAATTTGATATCTGCTATCCAATAAACAGGACTAGCTACATTCTTATTATTAAAAAATATTATACCAAATCTGTATATTTCGTCTCTCTAATATCCTTTATATTTTGAGTCTATATAAGGGTCACAATAATTAGGTATTCTTTGTTTTACTTCTGGATATTTTACTACAGTACTACTACCATCACTAACTTGATAGATTACCCTTCCTTCATCCTATTTTCTAGGTACACTCATGAAATTATAATCTAGAGTAGTATCTAACATTATGTCTGTAGTTATAAACTCATAATCTATATTTAAGCCTGTGCCGCCTAATACTAGTGACTATTCTGAAGAAGACTTAAATTTATATTTTGAAACAGTATTATCATTAAGCTTATAATCTGATAAGTTTAATGGACATATACAATCATGTTTTTTATCTATGGATGATAATACCTACTTTAAAGTACTATCTGTAGGAGTAACAGATATACTAGATCCTGAATCAGCTGCCTATAATATTAACTTGTTACTTCCAGTAAATCTATACGACCTAGCATCATACTCTTCTCCATTTATCATTGGTTTCCAAGTAGTTTCTCTGACATCTGCAGCAAACAATATATTATCTTTTTTTTCTAGAGTAGCTACAGTGAAATCACTACCGGTATTAGCATTAAATTCTTCTATAGTTACAGTATTCAATGTTTTATTACCTAAATCAGTATATGTTAAAGAATTACCGGAAGGTAAATCTATTTCGTCAATAACATCTATATTAGCTATTTCGGTATTATCTACGTATTGTATTCTTACTATTCTACACTTGTCAAATAATCCAGAAACTACATTAGATAAATCAATTACAATATTAGCACTTTTGCCAGTATTAACATCTTTATTTACTCCTTGATATTCTGCAGAATCGGTAGTAGTATTACTGGACGTTAAGTGTATAGTGTTGCTAGCAGGAGCATACCCGGTACTAGAACCTCTTTCATTATATAACTGATAAGTGTACTATACTTGTCCAGATAATAATGACCCATTAGTTCCAAGACTAACTATTTTAGGAGCAACTAACAATGTGCTTGGTATTATATCCAACGAATCCGGATTCTTTATATTACCTTCTTCATCTAATGCTGGATTTGTACCTTCAGAGTTCTGCACATATCTATCGCTCATTATATTTAGTGATCTAATACTACTCTCTCCATCTGTAAAATACATTTTAATAATAGAATCAGATTCATAGTTAGCAACTATTTTTACTCTGCTAAATCTGTTATAATTAAGTCTTCCTTTTAATACTAGTGTATGCTGTATTAATCCTTCTTCGTAACCCTCTACTCTATATATTCTAGTTATACCATATGGATCTGCAGTGAGTATGATACCATATTGATTAATTATGGCTGTAGCTAATACTACCTCGTCACTATCCATGAAATCACCACCTTGTATTAATCTAGTGCTTTGTATATTCTAAAGTACTCCACTAGTACCATCTTTATTAGTAAGGATACGTACATTTTCTGCATACCTGTATTGTGATTCTGGTATAGCAGTAATATCAATATCCAAATTCATCCCTTCGATGAAACTATTCGTCTAGAAAGTATTACTCATAACATTTTGAATTTATATTTTTCTGGTAAATTTATAACATCTCATATTAGTAATTATTCTAGTTATATATCTATTGTTCATCACCCAAATGTTCAAAAAAGCTATCGTGTTCTCCTAATTCTGGATATAAACGGTTCCACTAATTTTGAATACTATGAAGTTCATCTGGACCAGGCATCATAGCTTCTGCGTAAGCCTACTTTCTATAGAAATTCCAAGATCTTTTAATAGAATAATAAATTTCATTTGATAGTTGCCCCTTTATCCATTTTGCGTATAGTATTTTTGTACCTACATAATACATTAACGCTTCTTTATATGAAGGTAAATCAGGTATCATAGGCATACTATCTTCATCAGTAGGTATAGCGTGATAAGATATTTTAACCCAACCACACGGCACATTAACAGTAATGTAACCAGGTTTAGTAGAGTACTGTAGACTGGTATTAAAAGTAGCCGGATTACCTATTATCAGTCTTCCGTTATTACTAGGTACAGTATATTGATTTACTAAAGCATCTAAGGTTTGTTTAATGTTCTTATCACTATTAAGTATCTCTAAAGCTTCCTTATCATCATCTAGATTGAAGATATTCTTAACCAATGGAATCAAGGCACTATCTTGTACTAGCATTTTGGGATTGCACCCACTACATTTCTTATATATACCAAAAGAGTTAGTAACCTTTCTCATTGGTAACCAACCACAGCCATTTTCAAAAGAGAATGCAACTTGTCCCAATCTATAAAGATCACAAGGCAGTTTAGCTTGATAATTCTCAACTATTAAATTAGTTGTTTTGTGTTCAAGCTATTGTACTGCGCCTATTTTCTCCATACCTTCACCAATCCACTCTTTGATGTCTGTTATTTTAATTTCGTCTTCCTTTAAATCATAATCTGCTATAATTTTAGCAATTATTTCTTTAGATGTAGTTAATCTATCAATCATTGTAATACCTCCATTTAGAGCCATAAGCTGTTTTTCTTCTACCACGTAAACAATCAGATATGGCAGATTTATTGTTTATGTTTCCCGTATCTTTAGCAGCTTCAGTAATAGAACTGTATATTTTTTCTATTCCATCTTTATAAATTCTAACTATTTTAGTTCTTTTTGCATTGTCTTTTTTATAAGAAATATCTGTCTTATAATCATAAGACCATATAAATCCACCAATGCTTTTACATAATCCTGTGCAACATTTGTTTATTGTACCTGGAGTTACATTAAGATTTAATAACTTGACTGCTTGTTTCGAATTTAGAAAACACCCTATAAATTCTCCATCTTTATTATAACAATATACATTTTTACATCCTTTCCCTATTCTATTTTTTGTTGCTTTATCTACTATTTTGGGATCTCTTTTCTTTCCGTAATATAGATCATGCAATCTTTTCTTCGCTTGCTCCGGCATCTTATGCCCAGTGTTTGATGGATGACTTGCTATTTTACTTATGTTATACTCTGGATTTAAATCTAAATATTTTTGTTCTAAATACAATAAAGTATCTCTTACAGGAGAACATATTTCTAGTATGTTTACTTCAAAATTATATTCTCCATATTTATCATAAGCTCTTTGCAACGCGATGCTATGATGTTTCTACTTTCTTAGATGAGAACGATGTTGTATTAATCTATCATAAAAGTTATTAGTACTACCTATATAAGAATGACCGTTTAAGACATTCTTAATTTGGTATATTCCGGCTTGTTTTGGTATATCCTAAATATCACTTAATTTCCACGTAATCATGTTCTCTATTTTTTATTATTTGAGCCAATCTTCTTTTATTAGCGCGAGTGGCTACGAATTGATATTTAGTTTTATTAGTTAATAGACAATCCTTTTTCGACCACAAAAAACGGTATTTAAAAAAATTACTATGTTCATTAATAAAGTAAACAGCTTTACCTTGTATAGCACTCTCGTGATAGTCTATTCTAAGACTCTTATTGTCGAAGTTTTTAGGCTATCTCTTAACAATACTTAAGTACCCTAATCTACATGGTAATCTAAATTCTTTACTATGCTCCATTATTTCTTCTACTATAAATCTAAAGTAATCTTCAACTATCTGTCTATATACTTTGTAGTCAACATCGTATACAGTATCTCTTTCTATATTAGATAAGTAGAACTAATAGAAGTCCATTATAGTATATGATTTCTTATTCATTATTGCTATTGTTTATATATGTTCTACATATTGTCATTAGAGTTATTAGTAGTATCTGTAGGCATCTTAGGCATAACATTCAGCTCTTTACTGAATATAAGATCTTTTATAGTAGGAATCATATGTGCAGGTGCTGGATATGGTTCGTCTGGATCGAAGCATTCATTAGCATCTGCAGGATTCTCTAGTATAACATCAGCCTCTATATATTCTAACTGATTATTACCTCCTTCTACGTATATACGACTATCTTTTAAGTAAGCAATATAATCCTTACATGTATATTTTCTATACTTCTAAAGTTTCATTTTGGACTCACTACCTAACTATATCAGATTACCATACATATCCTTTACAGAAACTAGACCTGTTCTGAAATGAAAGTCTATGAGTTTAGGTAACGTTATATCACTAACATATACAAAGTGACCTGGTATACACTCTTTCCTTTCTAAGTGTATACATCTAATAGTTTGAACATACATGGGATTGATATCTCTACCCTTATCTATGTCTTGCTTAATTAGTAAAGCTCGGTAATTGTTAATCCATTGCTCTATCTATATTCTACTTATGTGTTCTGATTCAGAAACAGAACTATTGCGCAATTCAAGTAAAATATCATCAATAATAGTATTCAATGTGTTTAATTTCATAATGCATTATTTATTAAATATATCTATAACGTATTTTAAGGACTTTTTAGACACTTTATATGTAAAGTAGTACAATTGACAAGATATAGTAATAGCGTTTAAATAAAAGGCTTAAAATAAAAAAGGCTAGTATTAACTAGCCTCATTCATTGCTTTTTGCATATTCTATGGTAACATCTATTTCATCTAAGGTGGAACCACATTACTTGCTTGCTTTATTAATCCTTTTAACTCTGCAACTTGTTCTTGTAATTCCTTTATTCTAGGATCTTCTTGTTTCAAATTTTCCTCCTAATAATCCAACTACTTGAGTATTGCATCGCACTTATTCATCTCTTCTTCATACTTAGCTAAAGCCTCCTTCTTTGCCTTGTATTCATTATAATTATTCTTTACCATTGTTATTATCTATTGTTTATCTGTTGCTATAGTTAAACCTACAGCTCCATCAGTTACAATAGACTTATTCTCTTCTACAGATAATTTCTTCTATTCGCCGTCACACCCTATTGTTATATCAACTAGCTTCTTTCTATTCTAATTTGGTAGAGGAAACTATTGAGGAGGAAGGGGTTCATCATAAACCTTGGATACATTCATTACAGTACCTTTATAATAAGTAGTACTTTTCTTAAACGTTCCAGTTATTTCTAATACATGTATAGGATCTCCTATATTTAATTGTGCAAATGTTATCATAATAAGTATTTATTAAAGGGCTCCTAAGAGCCCTTTTTTGATTAAAGATTACGCAGTAGCAGTAGTAGGCGGTATAATATGGTTTACAGTTTGAAATATACCATTTGATTTATTATAGTAAATCAGATATCTATTGCCAGTGGATATTTCTTCTGTAGCCATTTGATCGCCTGAACCATTTATAAGAGCTCTAGCCCCTGTAGAAGTAGTAGTCGTAGGACTTACTTGATTAGCTGTTCTAGTAGTATCTATACTTACTAAAGAAGCTGCAGTTACTGTTGTAGCAGGAGTATTTACTATATTAAGTAAAAATATTCCCTCACAAGGAAGTTGTCTCCAGATTCTAGGACAGATACCATAAGTAACAGTATTATTGGTAGTATCAGTGGTAACATATATTGTTCTCAATGAAGGTATACCAAAGTTATCTATAGTTCTTACTCTACTTCTATTAAATGTATAAGGATTAAAATTAAAAAACATAATTACCTCCTTTCTTAGCATCCACAGCCACATCCATCACAGTAACCATTATAACCATAGCCTGTAAAGCCACCATTACATCCATACGGGTTACAAGTCAGATATGCAGGAACCGGAGTAGGTCTTAACTGATTAACAATGTTAGCGGTTTGAGCTTGCTGAGAAGCAGCTAAAGCCAACTGATTGTTTTCTTGACGCAATGAGTCAATCTTGTTCTGCATTTCACGCATTTCAAGTTGACAGAATTTGTCATTAATTATTTGAGTCTAAGCGTCTATTTTAGCACCCAAGATGTTGAACTGAGTATTAGCGTTGCTTGTCAGAGTATTAGTCTGATTTACAATAGCTAATTGGCTCTCATAACCCTGAGTAGTTATAGCGTTACGTACATCACAGCAGCAAGAAGCCAATTGTGATGCAAGACTAGCGTTACCACTCTGTATAGCATTAATTACTTGTGCACCTGTAAGTTTGGTATCGCAAGCTATCTGACTTACACTTGCATTAATAGTATTCAGAGCATTTTGAACTGAATTAATATCACAATTCAAAGTATTAGACAATGTGCTGATAGCTTCTTTGTTACCATTGATTGCTTGCATTAGCAGATTAGTATTGGCATCAGTATTTAATTGAGAAGCAAGCTGTGAAGCTTCACAACTTCTGTTACCGAAGCCATTACCACCCCAGCCACCCCAGCAGAAGAAGATCAGGATAATCCAGATCCACCACCATCCGCCGTTACCGCCGAATCCACCATTGTTATTCATCATAGCCATCAAAGCAGCAGGGTCCATACCTTTATTTGCGTTCTGCATTAAAGCAGCCAGACCAGCGTCGAAACCGCGGTCTTGAAGGATAATTTTATCTTCTAACATAATTGATTTTATTTAGGATTGATTTAATTTGATTAATATCTAATGTAGCGCACAGAACGACCACGTTTGAATTCTTCTTCCATAGGAAAGGATTTTTCTCTTTCTCTCTCCTTCTCAAAGTCTCTTTCATCGTATTCTCTGTCGTATTCTCTACGTCTACCATATGAAGATCTACCCATTCTACGGTAGTTTCCATAACGTTCCTCTTCGTCATCATCTTCGTACTTGCTGTAATATCTTTCATAAAGATCTTCTTCAGCGTTTCTAATCTTATCACACATGACATAAATATAGTAGAACCACATTTTACCTTCATCTATATCTTTGTCACAGATCCAAGCTTTAGCTAATTCTACGAAGAACTTCGTATTGTTAGTGCCGGTAATGTTAACAATGACACGATAGTAATCAGAGTATACCATATTCAGTGCAACGTACCAATCATATTTGTTTATCTTTTCATCTAAACGAATACCATATTGATTAGCTAATGCTGTAGTTTCTTCTAATGACCAATGTTGACCTCTTGTTCCGTCTTCATTTTCCATTTTATTTACAGCTTTACGAGCATGTTCTTCATTGAAATGAGGACCGTGTTCAGCTTCATAAGCTTTTGTACGGATTATTCTATGCATATTATTATTGATTAATTTATGTTTATAATAATAGTTTATTTGATTTCTATTATTCTGGTATCAGTTACTTTGATAAGTTTATTGGAATTATCTATAGTAAATTTGCGAATTTTATCTTTTTTAAAGTCAAAGTGAAAGAACCTGGACAGCCACGATTTGTACTAATTACGATACACTTTTTTTTCTTCTATAAATAATGTCTAAGCATTCTTCAAATCTAATGTGACTGATAAGATTGAATCTTTTTTACTTACTATGACTGTCGTTAATTTATTGAGTTTTAACTCCTTACTAAAATCTGATTCTTTTGTTTGGATTACTGTTTTGATTGAATCTTTTACTTCTGTATTGATTACTTGAGCTTGTACCAGGTTCTTATCTTTAACTTTTAATTTCTTTTTGGTTTCATTAAGCTATTCAATTATACTGTCTTTACTACATTTTAACTAATCTATAGTAAGCTATAATGTTCTATTAGCCTAATCTTTCTTATCAAATAGAGATTCATAGTAACTAGTATTATTAACTAGCCTAGCTATCTCTGCATCCTTTTTTTTCAGTTGGTTGTACATAAAAAAAGCACTTACCGTTAGAATACATATGAAACTTATGGTAAGTGCTTTGAAATTTCCTTTCAACCAATTAACTACTGTGAGTATTGCTGTTATTATCATTATTGGTATTTTTTAAATCATTAATGTCAATATCTACTCCGAGATATTTCTCACCTTTAGATTTGATAACCTTTCCTAAAACTTTTTCTATTACTTTACAAATCTTGCAATCTGGATGTAAATCTTTCATAGACTCAAGCCAAGATATAAACTCTGTTCCGCATATCATACCAGATATAAACTCTACAGCATGCAAATCTATAGAAGTAACTATACTAGTATCTATTACATGTGCTCCTGCTATCAATAGTACAGCCTCAAATAACTTATTTATAGTCTTCCATAATTTGTAGGACTCTATCTACTTATGACCATACTTACGAGAAACTTTATAACCAAGGATTACATCTACAATGATGAATAAACATACGCAAACAACAGTTACTGAAATTGGTGCAAAGTAGCTAGTGATTCCCGCTAGTATTCCAGCAGATATTTTTTGTGCACTGCTGAACATACTTTTTAATAGTGTCATAACCGGATCTCCTATATTGTGAATCATAGCAAGTGTTTTGAAAAGTAAAACCCTAGCTGATAATTAGTCTGCCAGGGCTGATAATATTGTTTTGATATACTTATAAAACATATATATTTATATATAGTTTCTTAGTCTAATTATTCTTTAATATATTCTAATAGCTCTTTATATTTAGACATTTTATTTAATAAGTTGCGTCCATTACAGTATTTAATCCAACCTATATAGCTACATATTTTCTACTTATACGTATCTTTATCTATGTTCTATTTTTTATTTAACTTGTTTATCTTTTTGCAGAATTTCTTTTTTATACTTTTTCTTAATAACGTATGAGTATGAAATATTCTATATCCTACAAAATCTATACCTCTTGAATCTACCTTAAATATCTACCAATTATTTTTAAAGTTTAACTTTAATTTATTATTAAGATAATATTGTATATTATAGAATAAATCTCGTAATTCCTGCTTATCTCCACCTAATATTACAATATCATCTGCATATCTAAAGTAGTATCTAACTTTCTTTTGTTCTTTAATCCAGTGATCTAAATAAGTAAGATATAAATTAGCAAAGAACTAAGATAGGTAATTACCAATAGGTACTCCCTAAGCTGATTCTATTATTTCATCTAGTAGACTTAATAATCTTTTGTCTTTTATTTTCTTTCTAATCAACTATTTTAATATCGCATGATCTATTGAAGGATAAAATTTTCTGACATCTAATTTAAGACAATACTATGTGTTAGCTTCATCTTTTAATGCATGTTTGACATCTTTTAAAGCTTTGTGTATTCCACGATTTTTTATACAACTATAAGTGCCTTTAACGAAAGAAGAGACCCATATAGGTTCCATTATGTTCATTATTGCGTGATGAACTATTCTATCTGGATAATACGGAAGTTTAAATATTTCTCTTTCTTTCGGTTCATATATCTTAAATATGTAATATTCAGAAGTTCTATATTCACCGTTTATTAATTTCTTCTGAAGATCTAAGAGTAACTTCTCCCTACTCTTATCGAATTCAATTATCTCGGGTCTGTGTTGTTTTTGCCTTCTAGCTCTTTTATCTGCTAAATATAGATTATCTAAAGTTACTATTTTGTCAAATAAATTGTTATATCTTTTCATCTGTAATCCCTTACCGAGTTTTCACATATGTTACTAGCACAGTTAATTAGTATGTTATTTTTTGCCAAGGGGCAGGGTCTCCCTCTACAGTCTCTTAATTTCTTTACTTTTTTTAATTACGGATTCAGTGTACTGACATTAGCATTAGCATTGCTGAGTTCATTGTTAGAATTAACATTGAGTAAGCCTGAATTAGCACTATTACTCGTATTACTGCTTAATGATGAGGAACAACCTATCTATATTTTTAATTAAATTACGGTATATAGATTAACCGAGTACCGACACTAGCAGCAGCACCGCCGAGCCCATTGCTAGAATAAACATAGAGCAAGCCCGAAGAAGCACCATCACCCGTACTACCGCCTATAAACAAGGTTCTATCTGAAGAGCTATTGTTGGTATAGTTATAATCACACCAGTATGTAGTAGCACTTCCTCCATATGCCTCATCAATTGGTGGAAACAAATCAAATGATTCATTATAAATTAGCCTCTTCTTATAACCTTCATTAGTTACAGTACTACACTGTAAGTTATAATCTGAAACATTAGTCGAACCAAACTTGCTTACATCTGTAGTAACATAAACATCATTTTTCGTAGAATCTGTATTATAATGGATAAGTGTGTCTATACAATTTTTCCATACGTGACCAAATGGATTCTCTATTCCTCTGTAAGTAGGAACATTGTAAGTCTTCTGAGTAACAACTCCCTCTGCATTACTGCTATCAACAGTAACTAAAGTAATTCCTGTAGAATTACCGTGCTCATCAGTACTACCACATGGTATGAAACTATATTTAACTACTCCATTCACTTGTATACTACCGGTAGTAACACCATCTCCTAGACCTCCCTGACGATAACCTTCTGCAGTTAATTCAGCATTAAATGCTTTTTGAGAATTAGTACAGGCATATTCTACTAAATATAGTATAGTAAGTACCTTGTGTGCATTATAAGTATATATATTCCAATTGGTACTACCAGCCTTATTAGCCCTAGCTCTTTGTTGCATTGTGATTCTTGCAATATTAACCGAAGGAGTAATATTATCACCTTTAATAGACTTGTATACATTTTCAACATTAGATGCTTCGTATGCTGAAATATAGAATTTCTCCACATGCTCTACTCCAGGTATCATAGGATCTGCAGGATACAAATTTAGATATACCGTATTGTCATCCTTCATACACTTATACCAAAACTCAGGTATTTCTACCATAGTATTTAAAGTCATATCTCTATCAGAACCATCTTCATATTTAGTTCTATCGTCTGCTTTAAGATATTTAACCACACCATCGGCAGTAAGTGTACATGATTTCATTTTAGATTGAATCGGTAATTCTTTATGCCAAGGCATATAACCAATTCTAGTCAAAGTAGTACTTTGAGGTTCTATAGGGAAACTAACCCCATAATAATTAGTAAATACGTTAGCGTTTCCTAAACGGACAGCTACAATATTTTTATCTCCGAGTTCCATAATTATTCGTAAATTAAGTATAGTGTTTTAGAATTTTTATTAGGTAATGCGTTATATTCTGCTTGAGTCATAGTAACTATGTTGTTAACAACCTCTGATGATATACAATTAGTTAAATCTACAGTTTCTGATAATTTATCCCATTCTGCTGGATCAGCACTAATACATACGTAATTAGCCCCTGTATCATCTATGTTGTACACATCTCCGACTACAGATACCTCAGGTAAAGAATCAAAGTCTGCTACAGTGCCTTTTACTCTATATACAGATGCTACCTTAGCGTCTACCTATTCCTTATTATAGGTATCAGATTTATCTGCTTTGTTATCAATCTTCTCTTCTAGTTGTTCTATTACTTCTGTATCTCCACTAATAGGAGCCCAACCAGAATTCTTATAAACTTTAATTACAGCACCTGTTGGATCTTCTTTTAGATCAATCCAGTAATTTACTTCCTTAGGATCTGGAGCTGTAACACTAGCTTTAAAATTTATGTTTTCTTTCATTGTATATGTTATTTACTTAAGTTTATGATTAACTTATCTGGATATCCAACAGTATAGTCATAATTGTTAATTTGTTCTTTACTGTTTAGTTTTTTAATGTTGGCTATATGTTGTTGAGTAGTATTATAACATTCAGATGCATATAACTCTATACTATCCATTATACTGTTAAATTGATTTAATGGTATGATAGTCTTATTATTATTGTACCATACAGTTATATCTGCTTCCCCGTTAGCTTTTTTGATATTGGCTAATTCTCTTATAGATAATCTCTCCGTTTTATTAAGCCAAATGGAAGTTCCATCAATAATTACTGAATTAATAATATCTGATTTGTCATACCGCTCTATATTCTATATAGTTATCTTCTTTACTTCGTCTATAGTAGCTACGTAATCTACAGCTACAGGATACCCACTTTCATTTTCAGATATTAATTTACCTTGAGATTGAGCAAATAATAATTCCTACCAATATTCTTCTGTTATTTCTACCGCTCCGTCTACCGGTTCACAATAAAAACCTTGTTTCCAGTATATTTTATTACTTATATTCTTCATATTATCTTTTCCATTTACCTATTGCTATATAACTTACAGGTTGTGTAGTATATGCTGCCGAAGTACTCATATCTGCTTCTGTCGCTCTATACGTGAAACTAGGCGCGTAAACCTATGTAACTACTGCACTATACATATTACGATAAGTACTATTATTGGTTTTGAACGAAACCATCACAGTCCACGGAACACTATAAAAACTAATAGGAAATGTTACAGTGTTTAACTCTGAAGAAGCACTAGGTGTGTGTGTACCCCAACATATCTATAGTCCGTTTATAAATCTCTAATATCCATCAGTATTAAATCTACTGCCTTCGTTCCAATTTTTCATACTAACGGCAGCCTGATCATTAGTAGTAAATCCGCCACCAGCGTAGTCTTCGACATTAAATACTTCAGATATACAATTTCCTTGATCGTCTATAATGGAAGCATATACTGCAACTCCATCAGACAAACCTCCGCTGTCTAAATCAGAGTTTGCTATAACCATTGGAAATGTACCGTAATCACCCTAAGGGTTACCATAATATAAGAATTGATACTCGTTTAAATTCCTATCATTATTTATTTTTTTTAGTATGGCAACATCTGTACTATTAAGAGTGACATAAGTACTTCTATTTGTCTTGAATAAATCATTAGTAGTAAATATTGCTACTTTACTATTAGCAGGTTCACCTTGAGGTCCTTGTGGTCCAACATCACCTTTATCACCTTTGTCCCCCTTCGGCCCAGTAGGACCAGTGTCTCCTTTCGGACCCTATTCTCCTTGCGGTCCTGTATGACCTTGAGGTATACCAAATCTGAATGTTCTGGCACTAGCTGTACCACCCATTGTTACTGTTGCTTCTGAAGTATATGGTAGAGTAACAGCAGATACTTCTGTAATAGTTGCAGCAGTACCGGCATCACCTTTAGGTCCTTGAGCTCCTGTATCACCCTTGAGTCCAGTTGCACCTCTAGAAGGTTTACCAGTATCAGTATCCCCTAAATACCAGTTACCATTGGAACCAATAGTTGGTGTTATACCGTTCTCACCCGGATCTCCTTTATCTCCCTTAGGCCCCTGTGCAGATGCTGGTATGTTAATTGTTTTAGCTGCAGATCCATCCCAAGTTCCTGTTACAGCTCCAGTAAATGTCAATGCATATGGAGTTGGTAGTTTATCAGATGACGTAACTAATTTCTTCCACGAATTCCAACCAGAATTGTTTATTGAATTTCTAAAATACAAATGTCCTGTGTCACTGTGAGGTAATACTATCTGTGTAGAATAATTTCCGTTATTACCAGGAATAATATCATTAGAGTTGGTTATTTGTAAGATATCTCCAAAAGAATTAGCTATTGGTAAAGTTCCTAAAGAAGTATTGCTATATGTACCGAATACTGCACCTTTAATATTATCTATATTACTAGGATAAACTAACCTAATAAAATCTCTAGTTAGTTTAAGAGTACCATCTCCTGTCAGCAACCATGTATTATCTGATCCCGTTACTTTAAAACCTTTTGCGTGTAATACTGATGAAAAATCTCTCTATGCTATAGAGTTTGATTTAGCATCTGCAGAAATTACAGGTTTACCTTCTATATTAGCCCAAGTTAAATCATCATAATAGGCCAGAGCTTTCCATTCTGCATCTGCTAATGTTCTAGTGACCCCATTGAAGTCACTTCTAACATACATTCTTACTTTCTATGAAGTACTCTATCTTAAATCTGGAATATAAAACTGAGTAACACTAGTACCACTAGTAAAACTCAAGAACTACCCATAGTCGTATGTTCCAGTTCCTAAATTATCTGCGTTAGTATATCCTATAGCTTCTATGTAACACGTATCTGCATAATTTTTACTTACATTACCAACACTTTTAGCGTATCTATTAGAGTCTTTACCATCAAGTAATTGAGCATTAAGATTAGTAACCAAATTAGTATTAGTCATAGTACCACCAGATAAACTAAGTTTACCGGATAATCCACTATTCAATTCTGTCTTAGTAGCTAACGCACTAGTATCAGGTATAGTAGGTTTATTAGTTAAATCATTATAGTTACCAGAGAATTCAATAATCTCAGACCATGCTGCATTTCTTCTACCATATTTTTTATTATCCTTTGGTGCTTCACCTACTTCTCCAGCTCCTGCTGTAATTTCAATATTACCTGCTCCAACTAAAGATTCCCCATTAACCGTCTTTATGTTAGTACCACTTACCAGGGTGTTCTGTTTCTACGAGTCTAGTGCGTATATTTGACCTACTAGGTTATTCTCTACCTCTGTAGCTCTAGCAGTTTCTGCTTCTATTGATCCTATCAACTGCTAATTAGATTCTTCAAACTCTGATCTAACAGAATTAATAGCTGCAGCTACACCTGTTAATTTTACACCATTAGGGCCTACTGTCAAATATGAATCTGATGTAGAGTCTATAACTACATTAAATTTGTTAGATGCAGCAAGTTGTAACCCATCTCCAGCAGTATATACATCTACTAAATCACCTATGTTTACCCTTACTATAGAATCTCCATTTTCTGCCACAAAAGTGAATACTAGACTAGTAGTATCCGCATCATATACAACTTCTTTAAGGAATCTATCTTTAGGTATACTAATTTCTCCAGCATTAACAGAATCTACCATTAGTGTGTAATGCAAGCTATTCTACTAATCCTAGATCAGTTTTACTGATGCTACTTTACTATTTTGTAAATTAGTTATTAAAGTGTCTTGTGCGTCATTACGATTCTTTTCAGCAGTAATTTTATTAGTATTAGCATTTTCTGCATTAGTAGCTCTAGTAATTTCATCAGTAATCCTTTGTCCTAAAGTATTATCTGCGGCTTTGTATGCAGCCTCAACTTCATCTATTCTATCAGAAAGACCACTATCACTACCAATTGATTCTTTCAATTCTGTAATAGATTCTTTAACATAACTATCTAAGGAATATACAGAACCGATTATTTGATTCTCTGCAGTTTGTGCTCTACTTATTTCTGTATTAATAGCATCAGTATTCTTTGACTCAGCCGCTTTAGCTCTATCTGATTCATCTTTAATAGCTTTAGCATTAGTCTCTTCAGCCTATTTGGCTCTAGCTATTTCATTATTTATTTTTTCAAGATTATCTGCTTCTGCCTGTTGAGCTCTTGCTGTTTCTGCAGACACACTATTCTATATGTCTCTTTCTGCTTGAGTAGCTCTAGCAATCTCTTCATCGAGTTCTGTTTTTAAGCTATTCGTACTCTTGTTAATATCAGATTGATACTTCTATAAATCTTTATCCCAAGTTTGATCGGTATTGACTATCTTAGGATCTGTAGTATCATTAACTAGAGTACCATATATTTTAATGTTTGCCATAATATATTTTATTCTTATCCAATTGTAAAATCAAACGTTCCAGCATTAAGCTACCCACTTGTACGATAACATTTGTATGTACCTTTGCTATCCACAGTTACTGAAATAGGATTTTCCATGGGAACTCCAAATCCAGAAGATGTTACTTTAGATATATTAAAATTAGATGGTACGCATAACCACACATAATCACCTTGATTTACATTCATAGAATATGTTCCATTTGGTGAACTCTTGATAGGCTACTTAGTAAAGCCCGTTATATCTGTAGAAGTTAAACTGGTTTTTGGAGAATGACCAAAAAACATAGGGTAGTATGCACGAACCGTTGCAGTAGCTGATTTTTGTACTTCATTACTTATTATATCTACTCTATAGACAACACTATCACTAGTAGTATCAAGATTATCTGTAATACCATTAAGATTATCTATTGGAGTATTATGTATAATTACAGAATCTCTTTTAAGAGTTACACTCTATGGAACAAAAGGTTCATTGTTAAATAAGAATCTACCAGCCATTTTAATAGAAGTAGAAACTCCTTTTTCAATTATAGTAGGAGAAACTGAAAATCCTGAAATTACTGTAAATTGATTATATAGTACTTCCCATACTTCTTCGTGTCTACCATCTGCGATCTATTCATCTAGAACCTTAATATTATTTATTAAATCTTTAGAATTACTAAGATAATTAGTATCTGATAGATCCGGTAGATTTCCATCACCAGTAATACCTATAATTCTATTGGTATTTGATAATTGTGCTCTAGTTGCGTAAGTATTCTAAGCCTCTTCTTTAGTAAGATACGGGGACAAATCTATAGGGGCTTGATATTCTCCCATCAATTCCCAATGATCATTCACATATATGTACTCTTTCCATATATTACCTTCCTCTCCGTCTTCATCTAATACCAAATATATTTTAGTAGGATCAATATCTTTAGTAGGTAATTCAAGTACTACCTTATATAAAGTTAAGTCTACTATACAAGATATTACATTATCAGATATATTGATACCAGCACCAGCTACTAGCTTATCTTGTTTACCTTGTTTTAATGACTCTATATCTTGATCTACAATAGCTATTTGACCCTCAATAATCTTAACCTTCTCATCTACACGTTCTTCGTATGATTCTAGTTGCTATTGTACATATTTTTTAATTCTCTCTTCAAATTCTGGCAGTGTACCTTCTAATACTCGAAGAGTTTCCCAATACCCTTCCGCATTCCAAGTTTTAATACTACCACCTAGAGGATCAGTAGCCAGATCTACCCAATACATTACTTCATCTGGATTTGGCTAAATATCTGTTGCTCTAAAGTTTACAAATCTTACCATTTTCTGTGTTTATTAACTATTTTTTAACTGTGTATAGTGCTGGCATTTCATCAAAGTTTCACTCTCATTTACGCTCTTGCGAGGAACAAGGTTACGCTTGTCTATCTCATCCTGAGAGACCTCTTGCAAGTCAATTGTCGAGAATACAATGTATTTCATAATTGCTTTTTATAAATATGAATAATAATAGGATTGTATAGTAATATCTTCATTATTTACCAAGTTTTAACATCTATTTTCTAAGTTTGCCTTCTCTATAAGATACATGTATCCATGAGTAATTGTTTTCATTAATAAGCTAATCAAATTCAAAATTATCTCTAATCAATTCGAATAACTTTTTGTTTTCTTTTTTACTACCAGCTGTTATATCAGCAGCTTCTCCTAATACGTGTTGACTAGATGTAGCTCCATTAACGCTACGATTAACTTCAGGACTACGATAGCCAGATGTAACAATAATAGGTTTACCATACAACTTACGTAAAGGATCTAATACATTATCTACTAACGTATTTAAATTCTTTATTGCCTATTCTCCGGGTGTATTATCTAATTTCTTTGTAATAGCTGTATTAGACTTTATTAGCTCCTATAAAGTAAAGTATATCATAACAATTTCATTACTAAATATATTAAACCTATCTGTATAGCTTGGCCTATAGTACCACCAATCATAGTAGCTATCCAGTCTAACCAATCCCATTTACCGCCGTGTTGTTTATCTTTAAACTCCATACCTGTAGCCAAACCAGCTACAAATAATATAGTGAACAGAGCACCTGGTAGTATTGCGTACTTCAGGTGCTTCGTTCTATTACTTTCTTTTAACCATTTAATTTGCATATCTTGTAGTTCTAGGTTGAGCATCATATACTATACTACTAAGTAAATTTGCAGCAAGATTCATTCCAAATTGTTTATCATCGTTATCAATTTCGTTTACTCTTACTATTACATATTGTAACATAGTATATATTGCTTCTAACAATTCCCTATCACTGTATTCACTCAGCTTGTTGGTCATTGTTTTCAGAATTTATAATTTCATCTAACATAGGTATTACAGATTCTTGAACTATAGCTAAGAAGCCGTTAGATACTACACCTTTTATAGAAGTTGCAGCATCTTTGTCAAGTTCTACTTCACCATTATCATAAATGTCCTTAGCCAGTTCTAATCCTTCTTTACTTATAGCAGATCTATAAAGAATTTTACCTAACTCTTTTGACATATCTATATTCTCTTCATTACCCTCAATATCTCTAATAACTATATTTTTAAAATCTATTTTCATAATTTACATATTTAGTTAATAATAATACTGAACGTTAATTTGAGCAACAGGTCCTGCAATAATTACAGTCTTTACAATTTATTATGTTACACACTTTAACTAACTTTAAAGGTATATCTTTATCTATCTGTCTATTAATTCCACAGATCATAGATTCTAGCATCTATCTATCTTGAACAAATTCTACTTTAGTAAGTAGAAACTATAACTCATTAGAGCATATAGCAGATACTACGTCTCTGTTATTATACTTTACAGAGTATAATAGTTTATTATTTACGTAATTATTTAGATCATTCATAATTATATTTGTTTCTAGAAATCAGACCCATTTTCAACCATCCAAGCAGGACAATTAAATGGAACAATAGTATTATCAGACCTTACATATCCAGAAGCCATATTAGTGTATTTAAGCTGTACAAATTTATTAGGAGTTAGTGTTATTATACTCAAACTTAATGAACCGTTATATAAGAATTTACCTACTCCTCCGGGTAGATTGCTTTGAGAATTTTCAGTTACTATCCTCAGCGCATAGTTACCGGTACCAGTTGTAGAAGTATAAAATATGTATAATGACATACCTTCATAAGCATCATTAAAAGGTAACGATATGGTATAATCAGTAGATCCAATATCATCTATTACCATTAGCTGTTTATTAGATGTAATATTAGGTCTATATACTGATGTGCTACCAGTTAGCTATGAGTAGTATAACTTATCATATTCCTCAGCACTTCTCATTCTTATTATACCCTTATTCATATCTACCTATCCAGTGACAGCATTTACCATGAAATTAGGAATAAATACATTACTTATATAAAATTCAAATGATACACTTAAAGATCCAGTACCAAATTGCGCTATTTCTATAGATGTAGTATAGTCTCCTCCACTGCCAGCTTCACTAGCCGGTAAAGTATATTCTACTGTAGAACTAGTTATAGGCATTTGTATGTACTCTAGATTACCATTCTTAATATATTTATATTGTAATTGTACAGTTGCCGAAGGGTAAGTTTTTACTCCTTTAACTTTTATTTTAAATTCAGGTGTCTATTTAGTAGTACTAACTATATCTGTATTAACTCCCCACATCATAGATACAACAGCATTACGTACAGTTACTTTATATGTCTCTATTGATGTTTCATCTGTCCAGTTAGAATCTGAAGGCATAGTAAAATGGCTAGTAAAATTAACAATATTGTTAGTAAAATTCTAATAATTACTAGTAGCATTTCCTCCACCGTCAACTCCTTCTTGGCTAAACATGTAATCTCCATTGAATATAAATTTACCCATGCTGCCACCATCCGCAATTAATATTTTAGTGAACAAGGCTTCGTATTTATCCATTAAGATCCATGTAGCATTACTGCCATTGGTGTTCCAATCTTGTTCTGGAGTCTTTCCAGTGCTAGTACCTAACCAATTACCGTTTTTGTTCATCACATAGTACTCATCATTAAAGAACACATATGGTGCCTTTTCATCAGTACAGGTATATGTCTTACTGTCACTGTAAGTACCTACTGGATATATTATCCTACCTTTATTACCATCAGCTCCTACCCACTTAGTCCATTCATAGACTTCATAATCTGTACTTTCTACAGGACTGGTCTTATTATATGCTATACCAATATATTTAGTATATCTATTAGGTGTGTCATATATGTCAGCGTCAGAAGTAGGTTCGTTATCTGAATATTTTATCCAAGTGTATAATGTTGCTCCCGGTTCTCCGTCCTACCCTGTTTCACCACTTATTCTTACAGGAGTACTCCAACCAGATTCCAATGCATCATTAGGAGTTATAACAGCCATTATCATCCATAGCGTTTCTATACTCTCATCCACAGAAGGTACTGTAGTATTCCATCCTGCCGGATTACGGACCTACTAAGGAGTACCAGGAGAATAACCTGTAGTCACAGCTTTGAATCTAAATTCAGTATACTTACCGTCTTGAGCTACTCCATCTTTACCATTTAATGGAACTACCTCTCCCCAAACATGTACACTATTAGTTTCTCCGTATACTAAACCTATACATTGCCACCATTGCCCCGTAGAAGAATCTGGAAAGTCAACCCAACCGTCTAATCCTCCAGGTTGAGGAACTCTAAAAGTAGGTTTATCTGGCTTAGTGTTTGACTACTTATATACGTAAGTCTTCCAATTTGGAACTGTTCCAGGTTGTCCGTCTTCACCATCCTTACCATCTCTAATGACATATATAGTTTCTGTATCTACTGTCACTCTATTGCCTGATCTCTCATCATATAAAGTAAATGTCACCTGAGCTGTAATAGAACTACTAGCTACTACACTACCTATTGAGTAGTTGGCCTCACCTCCATTATCTACTTTGTATGTGAACTTATATCCAGTTGGAGTAGTACTTAAAGTTTTAACAGTATCACCTTCTTTTAATTGAAGATCACACCGAACTGAGTTTACTTCATTGCTGTCATCTTTAAATCTATGAATAGCGTTTACTGAAGGTAATAAAGAATATACTTTTGCATTCTCTCCATCTGCACCTGGTCTTATCTTATTTATAGTGAATATTACATCTCTAATATATTGAGTACCGTCATTAGAAGCTTTGACATTTACAGGAATTCTTATAACATCCCCAGTAGTAGAAGATATGCTTGTTACTGTAATTACTCCTGTTGATGCATTTGCACTAGCAGTTATTCCTTCTACAGATCCTACAGCCAAACTATCTAGTACTAACTTAGTAGTACCATAATACATGCTTACTGTAGTAGTTAACGGTAATCCAGAAATTACATTACCTTTAGAATCACAAGCAACAGACTACATATCATTATCAAAGTCTGTTACTAATCCTCCTACACCATCAACACCATCCTTACCATCACTTATTTTGAACACAGTTTCTTTATCTACTAGAGTTTCTCCACTAGTAAGTAGGAATGTTACTTTTTTATCTATAGAAGTAACAGATAAATTCTAATCTATAGTATAGTTTTCTGCTAGGTCTTCGTCTATTACGTATTTAAATTGGAATCCGGTAGGAACAGAAGTGAGCATAGTAGTAACTTTTCCTTGGGTCTTCTTAATCCCACAGCTAATAAACTTAACATCAGCTACTCCTTTTTTGTCTACGTGCATAGCATCTACAGAAGGCACTAAAGAATATAATATTGCATCCTGACCATCTGCACCTGGTTTAATTTTATTAATAGTAAGATAAGTAGTTCTTTCTATTAACTCATTGTTCCATACGCACGAAGCATCAATAGGTATACGAATATTAGTAGGAGCTGAAGGAGTTATAGCACTCACTGTTATTATACCAGTCTTTCTATCTGCTGTAGCTGTAATTCCATTTACTTGACGTACACTTAAAGAACTAAGATTCAGTTCGGTAGTACCATAATACATAGTCAATTTGGTAGTAACCGGCAATCCAGATATTACAGCCCCTAGATTATCTGTAGCTACCGATTGAACTTCATTGTCCAAGTCTAATACGATACTACCTAGTCCGTCTAAACCATCTTTACCATATTTGGCCCATAATGAGGGTCCTGTGTAAGCTCTCCATCGTCCCCCTCTAAATTTTCTTTGACATACCCATTCATACTATAGTTCTTTAGTAACCCCTTGTGGGTTATCAGTCCAACCATCTCCTGGTATATATTCAATACCTTCGAAGTCTCCAGTTTCTTGATATGCGTCTGAATTAGTATTATTTGGAGTAGGATTATCAGGATCATTATTCGTAGCAGTTCTATAGAATATATATTGAACTCCATCTCCGTCCTATCCGTTCTCTCCCCACTTAGACCATAATGCGGGGGTGCTAAATTCTCCCCATTTATTATCCTTTTTACTTCTGGTACTAACCCATTCTGCTTTTAATATAGAGGTTACTCCCTTAGGATTATCTGTCCAATTAAGAGGAATAAAATCATCTGCGTCTTCTCCTACAGGAGTTTCAGGAGCATCACCTACTCCCGAATCAGTTGTACGAGTATAAATAAATTCTACTGAATTACCATCAGTTCCAGCTGCACCATCTTGTCCAGATATCTTTATAGGTTCTGACCATTCTCCTTGTATGTTAGGATTAGATGTAAACACTTTATTGGACATCCATACAGGTGGAGTTAATTCTTCGTCATTACTAGACCAACCTTCTGGATATACTATAATATTAGTATCAGCATCCCATTCACCTCCTACTGGTTTTTCTGGTTTTTCTATACTAGATTTATACGCAAACACCGTGTTATAAGTATCCCCAGGTTCTCCCTATCCAGGTTCACCTTGTGGCCCTTGTTCACCGGTTATTCTTATTGGGCCCTACCATTCCTTGACTAACTCGTTGTTCTCATCTATAAGAGCATTGATCATCCACATAAACTCACCTGGAGCTAATGTAGGTGGAGTATCTTCCCAACCAACAGGGTTTCTACTAGTTTTATTTAAGGCTGGTATTATATTTACGGATACACTCTTAGAATATTTGAAATCCATATAGGTATTAGTTTTACCGTCTTCAGCTGTACACTATACAGGATCAGACCAAGTGGCTACAGTATTTGTACTACCATCTACTAAACCCATAGACATCCACCATTTACCTTCAGCGCTAGGACTATCAAACCAACCATCAATACCGGATACTCCAGGAGTAGGGGTAACAAAAGTAGGTTTAGATGGCTGCAATTCTGCTTGCTTAAACACCCATGTATTCCAATTTGGTTTCACAGATTGCCCTGGTTTTCCATCTAATCCATCTTTACCAGGAGGCCCTTGTTCTCCTTGAGGACCTTGGAAGCCTCTTTCCCCTCTTAAACCTTGTGCGCCCTATGGACCTACAAATTTAGCCCACACGTAATCTAATGGATTATTACTTGGTTCTTCGGTTTCTTTATTGGAAGCAATACCAATATACTGTGAGTCTTCTTCCGGTTGATCTGTCATCTAGTCTCCATATTGAGAAGGAGAATATTTAATCCAAGTAAATTTGGTATACTCATTAGTAATATTAGGTGTAGAAAGATCTATCTTGTTATTATTTACTACTGCTATTAAGCTATCCTTAATTGAATCGTAGTATATCTATCCGTCTTTATAGGTACCTGTAACATTTCCTTCTATATGTTCTGCTACGTCAATACCCTATGGTAATATCATAGTATCGTTTAATACTATGTCACCGTTTACAAACTTACCTCCTTCGAATGACAATATACTATTGTTTGGTATAGTGATAGTTTTACCTTGTAAATCAAATTCGTATTGAATTACGTATATAGTATCACTGCTATCAAAATCAGTTTGTAGCAGTATATTTCTGTTATTAACTATTCTTTTTCGTAGAATTTTTCTACCTAATCCACTATATTTGCTAGGATTATACTCTTTATCAGCAAATTTAAGACTAAGATCATCATCTACTTTTATATCCTCACCATCAGCATATACTACACTTATAGGCTGCCAATATGATTCGTTAGTCAAACTTATATTACTTGGTACTTCTTTTATAGATATGAAAGACCTATATTGTTCGTCATAGACTAAACATAATCTATCATATTCTTTAGAAGAATCATGCTTACCGTCACAAGTAAGAGTAACTTTACCTAATAATTTTGTGTATTCCATTCTAAAAAATTAATTTTGTATCTGGTTTAATAAAGTCTTTAACATCTGGTTCATCAAAAGTAATCTAGTTATCTTTTGGATCAACTTCTACATTAGGATAACTAGCATAATCTGATATTACTACGATGTTACCCTAGAAGTCTAGAGCAACATATAAGAACTATTTTAATTCATTACATGTGCACATAATATTTTTATAATTTACATACTCCGTTAATACATTTATTACAAGGAGTGCTAGCTACATTACTGTCTATATTAACGTCTAATAACTTACTTAATTCTAAGTAAAACTGCAAAGCCTCTTTATTATGAGAAGTAGCAATAGCCTATTCTAGAAGCTGTCTTTTAAAGACTATTAACATTATAGTTTGCATTTGTCTATCATCTAAACAGGTGCTACAATAATTGTGTAATACTCTTATTTCAGCATTGTAAAGTATGTTAGGATCATAGTACACTCCATCTGCATAATCATTTGCATATCTCTCTGTAGTACAAAACATTTTAATGTACTTAATATTAGTATCAAACTTAGATATAATATCTGATGCAGCAGATATCTCATACGCATACTGTGTAGTTACTTCCTTCTCTTCTCCATCTCTTACGATTTCTTTCAGAGTGAACTCACAATTAGTGTAATTCAATACATAATCATGATTATCTGGACTATCACAGTAAATATTAGCGACATTTAAACATTCGTCAATATATAGAACTATGTCATTAGTATTTACTATAGATATAGTGCTATATACTTCAAAAGTCATAGTATCGTTTTTAAAGTTTACATTAACTATTTTATTCATAACCATAAAATAAAAAAGTGGAGTGGGAAGGAATAATCCAACCCGCCCCACTTTCGTTTAGTAAAATGTTAATTATTAGGCAGCGATGAAGTTTTCGATACCTTTTGCTACAATAGAAGAAGCAAAACCAGTTGAATGCTTAACATACAGTTCAGTAGTAAGCGGAGTGGTTTTGATGTATTGATTATCGTTACTTAAATACTTATTATCATTTTCTACAGTAATGTAATCGTAAGTAGCATCTTGCTCTACCATTCTATCTTGTACTACTTCAGGATAAGCTCCGGTAAACACATGACCTTGGTAACCCATATAGCGTACCTCAGCATCACGTACTTGTTTCCAGTAACCTTTACCAGGATTACCAGGAGTTTTAACAATCGTAGCACCAGGAATAGCGTCAGGCTGGTTACTCAAAATAGCACCAGGAATAGTAACATACAAACTAGCTTCCATATCTACTACAGAATATTCATTCAATGAATATACACCGTTATTGTCATCTTTTTCCATTGCAGTTAAAGTAATAACTGCAGCAGATGCAGACGCATTAACTCTACGGTTAGCATGTTTGTTAATCTTTTTAACAATAGCGTCAGCTAAGTCAGCAGCAGTAGTGTTAGCAGCAAATACTTCGTATGTGTGCGTAAACTGACCCGGAGCTTCATACATGTCTTTATATACTATTCTCAGTACATATCTGTGACCTGCAATGATAGTAGCATTGGTAAGAGTAATAACGATCTTGTCCTAAACCGGAGCTACATATTCCCCAATAACTGCACTTGGATTAGAATTCTTCTGAATTTCATTACCAAATTTAATATTGGCTTTATCAGCTACACTACCGTTAGGCATAGTAACTTTTACTTTATTCTAAGCTACACCTATATACAAAGAAGTAGCCTTAGCTGCATCAGCAGCTGTTTTGATAATAGCTCTATTCTGGTCAAACAGAGCAACATCACCTGCAGAAAGTGCATCAGCAGTAGTATAAGCTGACGGAAGATTTTTACCGATCAAAACGGTATTTACGTGTTGAATCATTTTAAAATTTATTTTTAGTTTAACATAAATGCGCGCTCATGTAAACTTAGTTCATGTTCTACTTTCCTTATTTCAGATTTCCACGTTCATGAACGCATTATTGTTCATCAGATTTCTCTGATCTTTGTGTTGAAGCAGCTTGTGCTATATACATATTTACAGCTGCATCTACAATTTCCTAATGAGTATGCTCAGGTAATTCTGTGTACTCTTTGGTTAAATTCTAACCTATATTTTTTGCAGACCTTAGAAAAGTGAGGGTATATTTGTGAATAGCATAATTACCGTCAGTATACAATACAATATTGTTTTCTGTCTGCAGTCTAACTGGTCTGGCCTAATTATGATGTAAATGATATTCCGAAAGGCTGTTTTCCAGTATTCGATCTATCGTTTCAATAGTAGCTTCAATAACATCTCTAGTTTTAGTTATTAAGTTAGGACATTTATTATCAATTATTTTAATCTAAACTTCTTCACCTAAACTGAATAAATAATTGTTGGGATATTGTACTATCCACTTGTTATCCTATACTTTAAAGTCTAAGGAATTATACGTATTTGTCTATACTAATGTACGTAACTTATCAGATAATTCTTGATTCTATTGAAATACTCTATATACCTATTTTACATATTCATCTTTAGCTTTATTGATATAGAAGAATATAGTATCTGAAGGTAACTTTACCTTTAGATTATAACCAGGAACTATAGTACTCAACTATCTTTCAAATGCTATTTGAAATTCTCTTTCTGTCATAATTATTCAGATAATTGGTTTAACTGTAATTTACTAGAGGTTCTTTGAGATTCAATATTTTCTAATGCTAACACTACAGCTCTATTTATTACTTCTGACATTACATCATCCGGTAAATCTAACTCACCGTCTAGATTAGTATAGTCAAATTGAGTAGGTTTCTTTATATAAGTAATATTTATTGCATACTTGTTGTTAGATGGAGCATATTCGGTTTGTTGCATCAATATTGGATCAACGTACAGTAACATTTTATTATCTTCTAATACTACCACCGGTACCTCTACCCAAGGTATATTATTATACGTCTGTTTAAATAGCATTGCAGTATTATGATCAACAATCATACAATTAGCAAAGTTATTACCATACTTTAGTGTTACTGCCCATATTGTTACTCTATTACCATCATCATGCACATTATCTAATACAAATTCATTATATGCATTCTTCTGCATTATTATATTTTCATCTGTACGTATGAGCTTATCTAATTCAGATATTCTCTGTAATGATCCTTCAAAACCTAACTTTAGTACGTTGTTGCCGCTTATTTTGTTGCTTATTACATCATCCTAAGCCTAGTTAAGAAATAAATCTATCTCCTAAGGTAGGAATGCAGGAGCTCCCCCAAAGGCAACTCCCTAAGCATTCTTATCTAGGATAACTTTAAACTAAATATGTGCAGTACGGTTATTCATTATTTAGACTTAATTTCATTTAAGATTGCCATCTTAATATCATTATTCTTCTTATCTTTCAAATAAGCTATTACATCTTCCAAACCGTTACCAATCAGATCTGTACCAAAGTAATATTGAGCCCTATTCTTTCTAATGATATTCTTTGCAATAGCTTCTTCAATTACAAAGTTTATTTCTTTGTTTGGGTTTTCTACCCATTTAAGTATGTAAGATTTAGGATCTTTTTCAATCTGTTCTGTCAATTTAGCTTCAATAAGCTCATTAGACATGTTTTCAGTTCTAATTCCATAAAGTCTTAAACACTTACGCATGTCTTCAATGGACATCTTATCCATTTCTCTATATGCTTCACGTTTGATCTTATTGATCTTATTAGCTTCTTCAGCTTCACTGTTCTTGTTAATGATAACATAATCAGTAGCAGGTGTTATTTTATTCAACCCATTTGCCACTCTCTTATGCCCTTTAAGGAACAGATATTTTAGTTCATCTTCAGGTTTATCAGTATCAAGTAATACATCTTTTTTGCCGATCTTAATGGCAAAAGTATCCCAATAGTTACTATTAGGTGCCAAATGACCTTCTGCAAAACCTAATTCTTTTTCTAATCTAGCTGCATCTTCTGCAGTTAAACCAGTATATAAATTACCGGATCTAGTCCAGTATGAACTTACATAATCATAACATGTAGGCCATTTTGTAATCCCTGTCCAAGGATTTGATTTAATTATTCTAACGATTATTTCCATAATATTAAATATTAGATTATCGAGTTAGTATTTGTCTGTCTTTTCTATTTTCCATAGAAATTTAATTCTATGATCTTTTAAATTCTTAGGAGGATTCTTTAACTGCCTTCTAATGGTATCTCTATTTAAATTCAGTGCTTTGCACGCCTCTATTATAGAATTATATTCAGCAATAAATTCTCCTTGTTTACTATACTGATATACTTTTTGTTTACATTGCTCTTGTAGTTTAGATAGATGCTCTCTCTGTTTATCTGAACATTTTCCTTTTCTAGATTCAGACATCCTTGCTTTAGTTTCTTCAGATAACTTACGACCTAATGCTTTTTGTCTTATCTTATCTTTGGTTTCCTCAGATAATTTTTTACCAAAAGTTCCATCTCCACCTTCTGTAAGGTTATAACCAATAGTTCTATCTGTAGAATTGTACTGCTTTATCCAGTATTTTTCTTTTTCTTTTAATTCATCATATGTATCTGCAAAATCTATTATTTCTAATGTGAAATTTTTTTCACCATATTTTGCCATTGAACGATGAATGGGAGAAGGTTCTCCGATGCGAGATTCATACCAGTGATGGCGATATCTCGCACCAGAACCTTGATTGGTTATACCAATATAAACTTTATTAGTTACCTTATTAGTTATCTTATATACTTCGTTACTTTTCATATAATAATATTTTTTATATTAGTAACGATATATTATTAATAAGGTTTCAATATTAGTTTAAGAATTTTATTAGTCTTGTGCGTCCATGATCAATTCTCCACACGCACGTGGATCCCTTAACATTATTCCCATTTCTCCAAGGAAGAATACAGTATAACCATCCTTACCATTAGATCTCAGAGTATTCTTAGAGTTTGCATAACCAGACGGAGCAACTGCACCACCAGTATACCAAGTAACAAACTCGCGATCTTTACGAACTACTTTTACGATGTTAGCTTCACCATCACGTCTACCAAGATCTAAGAATGTCATACGATATGATTCTAGAGGTTTCAACGTAACAGGATGTAATTGACGATTATAAGTAACATCATCATACAACGGGAAGTACTTCAGAGTCAATTCAATACCATTAGTCATTTTGTAAGTCTTAAACTGACCACCGAAAGTAAGATTATCGCCAGAACCTGTAACAAATACCGTGTCAACAAGATTCATGTTAACCATCTTTTCTTTCAGAATTCTATCAAATTCTCTCATACCCATCTCACCGGTCAATGCAACAAACTTACGTTCATTAGTACCAAGTACATTATATGACAGATCAAATAAGAAGTCTTCCAACAATTCTGCAGTAAGTCTAGTATAGTAACGTTTGTTAGACGGAGCAATCTGTTCCAACAAACCGGCACCCATAAATACAGGACGCCCGTTAGTACCTTTCAGATTACAAGTACCATCTTTGTTTACATTGTTCTTCATGTAAACCAACATTCTTTCACATCTCTTATACCACTCTCTCATAGCAACCCATTCTTGGTAGTCTGCCCACAGATAAGATTTCTTACCTGTCTTAGGATCCTGCAATGCAATAGCCATTACTGTAGAATAAGCTGAACCAGTAATATCATAATTGATACGAATTGTAGTTAAATAATTACGCATCTTAAATGCAGTATTATAGTTCAGGATATCACCTTCTTCACTATATTCTTCTACAGCAGAAGCTAGACGTGACACTTGGCAACCAGGTTTCAGGTATTCAGCAGGAATATAAGAAGTAGGCTGGCCGTCTGCAATATAACAGGTATAAACCCACAGATTACCATCTTGGTAAGGAGCACCTGCAACACGTACCTGGAAATCTTTGTTATCAAATTCCAATACAGCAGTAGGTCCGAACCAATTATCTTCTAACCACAACATGATTGGAGTATTACCCAAACCAGCTGTAGAAGAATCTGTGATAGCTGCACCATTCCATTTAGCATCTCTAATTGTTACTGCTCTATCAGCATCAATCATTACATTCCACTCCCAACTGGGCTGATCAATGGTCATTACATTACCAAGACCACCAGTAAGCATATCTAAAGAAGTGTTGTAACCATTATCTTTAGTACCAAATACATAAGACAATACGGTAGCAACCTGATACGGATTCTATTGTGAAGCTGCTGAAATTTTAGCAGTATCAACCAGATCACTGAACCACTTGCCTTTGTACAAAACCAAATTATTTAATATATTGTTATCCATATATTTTAGTTATTATTTTTAAATTTCCAAATAAAATTTTTTACTGTTTTATATCGTCCACTACATGCTCTAAGAATGTCTCTAGCATAAAACTATTTTAATCCTAAAGAGTATGCCGCTTCAGTAGCACTATCGTGTTCTCTTATGAATACTCCGTCAAGTGTAAATTGTAATACTGGAATACGTCTACTTAAAGTTTTCCTATATTTTCCAGTGCCATAATTAACATTATACTTAGCATCACACCATTCTAGATTATCTACACAGTTATTTAATTTGTCTTCATCTTTATGATTAACCTAATCATAATTATTTGGATTATTTAAAAACATCTATGCAACCAATCTGTGTATTCTATAACTTCTTTTTACTTTATCTTTATATAAGACTACAAAGTAATAACCTCCTCCTTCTATAGCTGGAACTAAAATTTTTTCTTTATACGTTACCTACCTACCATTTGGAAATCTTCTAGAAGGTGAATGAAACACAGTATGCTATAGAGACTTTACTCTACCAAGACTACTAATCTAGTAATCAGGATATCCTGGAATATCTTTCCAGACTTCTTTCTCTTTCATGAACTAATTTAATTAGTTATTATTAATCTACACGTAATTGTCGTGCAAAGGAACTCCATAAAGTAGTATCTTCATTAGAGATTTCCTGTTTTTTAGTCTTCCTACTTACTCCTGTTTTACTTAAACTGTTTTTGAATCTACTAATAGCATTATTAGAACCTTCACTTTTAGCAGCTTTTAACAACGTGTCTCCCTTCATAGTAAAGTAAGCAGACTCAAGTAAGTTCTTTACGCTCTTAGACCAATCTTTTTGAAATTTGGTCATACCGTCAGCGTCAGGTTTAAATATATACTCTAGTAATACCTTTTTATCTTTTTCAGGTATCTTAATACCGCGTATATTATCCATTCCTTTTATTTCGTTGACAACGTTCTAAAAGTATTCCTGTTGACGCTTCTGAGCCGCCTTAGCTTGGTTTTCTTGATCTTTCAATAGCTGTTGTTTCTTTTGTTCTCTTATCTCTTTCAAGGCTTCCAAGGCATCCTCAGCTTCATCCTCAAGTAAACCTGCATCCTCGTATTTAGTTAACTTTTTCTCTATTTGTTTGCTATTAAAACCTTTTTCCTTTAAGAATTCTTTCAATACAAGTTTTTGATTTGTTTCATCTTCTTCAATACTAATTTCTTCAAGATCAAGTTCGCCATCAATTTCGAAATAGTCTCTTAAATTACCACCATTCTTAACAAAATTATCCAGTGCCTCTACTTCTTCACTGGCATATTGAGGTACTGAATTCTCTTCAATTACTGATTGAAAATAGTCAACGAGCTCCTCAGGAGTAGAAGGAACTTCCTCTTCTTCATCGAGATCCCAGCCCATTTTTTCTGCCATTACTCCAAAGAATGCACTTACTGCATTAGTGTCATCATCAGTTTCTTCAGTCTTTGTACTTCCTTCGTCTTCTCTAGTTGAATAATCATCTTCTTCAACTTCTTTATCCTTTCCGGTTTTCTTTTTAATAGGCGTGTCCTACTCTTCATCCTCTTTAGTCGAATTATCATCTTTCTTGTCCTTTTTAGGATTACGCAATCCTTCCAGTTCTTCGTCAGTTAACTCTTCTGTTATAGCATCTTCATCTACCTTAGTATCATCTACCTCAGCATCTTCGCCAGGTTGCTTGATTTCTGTTTTAGTAAATACATTAGCTCCTGGCATGAAATCTTCAAATATTTCAAAACCGTTTAATGTTTCTTTTTCCATAATTATATATAATTAGATTTATTTTTTTCTTTTATACGATAGTGTTATTATCATTATTATTTACTATAGGAATCATCTAAAAGTCCTTATTGAATAACTTAGGGCTTCTATAAAGATTGAAGATTGCTTTAATATTGTTAAAGCTTTCTCTAGGAGCATCAATTATCTCCTTCTTCAAATTCTTATAGCTACCTGTGTAGTTTCCTCTATTTAGCTTACCTTTCTGATCTAAGTAATTCCTAAACTGATTCATGTAACTCTTGATTTCAGTGCCCTGCAATATATTATTATACATATCTCTGGTCATATTAGGATACATAGTTTTAGCCTAATTGAATGGGACAAATTTGCTCTTATCTCCAAGTTTTCTTAAGAACTCATTATTCATACCAGCTGCACCATCTACTAAGTGACCCATTTCATGAAGTACTACACTATTTGGAATATCTTCTGGTACTTTGATCATGTCTCTATTGAAATATATTGTATTTCCTTCTGAAGGAGTAACTTGTGCTCCAATAGTAGGTCTTTCCATCTTTTTATATTTCGGTTCTGGAAGTTGGAAATACTCATCAATATCAACATATTTCTCTAACATACTATCATACACCTTCAGATAATCTGTACCATACTGATGATCCACAGCTTTTGCTCTTTCTCTAGCGTATGGTTCCTGCATTAAATCGTATGTTCTATTGCGTTGATCATTTATCTCTTCAACCAGACTTAATGGCATGTCTGAATAACTTTTCTGCTCATGTAGAGCCTTATCTATAACATTCTATTTATAGTTAGGATCCACTTTAGGAATATAAGTACTCTTAGGTTTACTAATTTTCTTAGAAGATTTAACAGCAACTCCCCCAAATCTAGGCATAAAAGGAACTAGACCTAAAGCGGCTAATCCTGCGTTTCCCCAATCTTTATTTCTTAAAGCTTCGTAAGTATCATATATAGATATGGCATCACCAATAGGAGTTACATTTGCAGCGTCTTCAAGATCTACTATCGGTTTCAAACCTCTAATAAATGGTTTACCAGTAAATCTATCAATCTCATCACTGCTATTGTCATAATAATCAGCCAACTGATCTTCAGTATACTTACGACCGTATCTATCTTTATATAATTTACCTTTATACGGTTGAGGCTATTCAGGAATTATTGGTTTATTATTGGGTGGTATTTCACCACCATCTGCGTACTTATAGATAGGATTCTCATTACCTTCCCATGTAGTAGTATACATAGTGCCGTTTTTAATCTATGGATAATAACCTAATTTGGCATCTTCTTGTAATCCTATCAGAAATGTAGGATGCCATGGCTTCTTAAGTATTTCTCCAGTTTCACTATCTCTAGTAGGTAGGTGATAAGACTTATCATCTTCATTCCATTCCGGTTCATATCCAAGCTCATAAGCTCTACGTAGATTATAATTACTCTCGTCCTATAAATTACTTGGTAATGAATTTTTCCAATCAAGGTAAGTTTTACCGGGATTCTACTCCCGGTACTACTTTAACTATTGCATTCTCTATTTAAATGCTTGTCTATCCATAACCTTATTTCTTTACAGGTTTCTTTCCGCCTTTCTTGCATCCCATAATTAATCCTCCTTTAACTTCTTATAATGTTTATCTACTAAGTTATTAGCCCACTTTTCAGTCCAAAAGTGATAGTAGTCTTTATTCTTGCATACATGTTTGTGTAATGCGGCATGAATTATAGAAGGTAATCCTATCACTAGTAAATACAAAGGGCCTAGTATCTTACTTTGGATAGTATGCCCAAATTCGTGATAAGCATAACTAACGTCTCCAATAATTATATATTTACCTAATGTGATTCCTCCTCTCATCTTTTTAGAATAGCAGTTTACCTTCACATCACTAGTAGCTTTATTCCAATCATATATATCTCCATCACTACAATAAATATAACAGAGTATTGCACCTAATATATTTTGAGGTAGCTACCAAATATATGATACTGTGTTCTTAATAGGCTTCCAAATCTTTTTCATATTACTTCTCTCCTATCATCCGTCCCTTTAATTGTTCGCCATTCTTCTTTCATAAGAATTATTTTTTACTTCTAGCTGCTTCAGCGTTAGTTTTATTTTTTAATGCGGTCTTGGCTTTAAGTTGTTCACGTTTATATGCTTCTGCATCTTTTTGCTTTTGCAGTTCTGTTTCATGTTTCATTCTATCTTTCTCTAGCTGTAATTTTTTATCTTCTATTTCTTTCTTCATTTTAGCTTCTCTAGCCTTATTGTTTAATTCCAGCTATTTACTTGCTGCATCTGAATTAATTTTCTATTGCTGTAAAGCCTAATTACCAATTTCAATTACGTCAATTTGACCGTCATTATCCTAATCCATGTTCTCTGCACCTCTATAAGCATTCAATTGAGCTACAGTAATCTTAGTTGCATTGTTAGAATCAATTTCATATTTCTTGAGATCCATTTCAGCTTCTTTAAGCATAAGTTCCTCTTCTTTAACCTCGTTCTACATCTGCAACATCTATTGTTCACGTTCGGCTTGTTGTTGTTCCATAGCTTGTTGTTGTTCCATTCTCTTCTATTCAATTTCTTCAAGCTTATTTTTGATCATAGTTACATTATCCATAGTAATGATCTCTGTGATATCAAGTAAGCTAGCTCCATTTTGCATAGCTGGTTGCATGAGGTTCTTAAGTGCGTCTATTTGTTGTTGATTTTTAGTAGTATCTTCAACAAATACATCATAATCTTCATAGAAGAAGCTGTCTGACAATGTTATAAAGGCCCTGGCGGCATCATCTAATATGTACTGTAGATTTGTCTTATTATCTTTCCAAGCCCACTTAGAAGTGTTTAAAAGCATACTAATGGCTTCTCTCTTTACTTGATTATGAGTCCAAAACCACGGTTCAGTAATATGAGCAGACTATACTACAGATCTTTCTACATTGCCTACCAATTCATTAGAGGATATACTACCTTCCCTTTGCTTACTTACTCCAGATATTTCAGATAACATAGATTCTATCTTATCCATTAACATAATGTACTAATTAATAGTATTAGCCATAGTAAGATCTAATGCTGTAATCTGATTAAATTGAGCAGGCTTGCCTCCTTCTCTACCAGGTATATCCCAACCTTCTTCATATGGATTAATAAAATTAACTCCTAGAGCTGACAAGTAATGCATCCATTTAGATACATCTATATTCATAGACTTAGGTATTTGAGTAATATCCATATTCACTACTTTACCTTTATCTCTAGCCATTGCTAACTCTAGACGATACCATAATACAATATACATATACTGTAACGGTTTCATCATGCTTACCAAAGATCTAGGTTTACTATTAGTATTATTATATATTACCCCAGTATATGGTAATCTCTAAGCATTGGGATTATCAGCTGATATAAATTGATATTCTATAGGACCCATCCCGAAGTATAGATCTTCTCCAGCTCTATATCCTTCATATGTCTCTATAATCCATTTCCATTCTACATTTAACTCCATACCAGTAACATTGTAAGTCTCATCTACTACATATTCTACAGGTTCTCCAGTTTCTGGATCAGTAATGGTAACGAAACCTATTTTCTTAAATCCTTGCCAACACGCATGCCATACACTTATGTTACTTCCATCCTCAAAAGGATTAGTACTAAAACCATTAATGGTGTGGGTTTTAATATGAGGATAATCTAATGAAGTTTTACGTACCTCAGGATTAACTCCTCCTTTTGCTGAGTCACTCATAAGATCTAGAAGCTCGTTTAATTGTTTTTCAGACAATTTATCATAATATCTATCGTATATGTCAGTAACAGATAGTTTCATTTCATAAACACACCACTGTGCATCATGAATAAATTCTAGATCTGATGTTTCAGTATCATAATCAAAATACAGAGGATTGATTCGTTCTAAACAAGGTTCCCCATTTAATATACCTACATAATAGATTTCTTCTCCTCCTATTAAGGCATCTTTCCAACCTTTGAAGAACTCATGAGTAATATTTAACTTATTCTTTAAATAATTTAGGCTATGGTATGCAGTTATTTCGGCAATATCCTTATAGTCTTTACTCATATACTTTTGTATCTATTCTGGAGGCATAATTTCTCCAGACTCTAAAGCTTGTTGATATCTAGCTTGTTCTTCTGGCCCCAGTTTACTCATGATAGTAGCCTGAATATAGTCTATCAACATCTGTTTAGCTTTATCTTGCATTTCACTAGTAGCTATTTCACTAGTACGAACTACTCTGAAATTAAATGGTCTTTTAGTCTCTTCTCCAAGTAACAGGTCTATCTTAGGTTTGATTATATTATAATCCTAAGCCATAGCTGGAAACCCGTCCTATTGTTTAAATGGATTTGTAACATACTTTAAATCTTTTTCATTGTATATACTATTATACAAATCATAGTATGTCTACATCTCTTCTTTACGAGTTCTATTATTACCATTTCTAGAACCACCTTGACTTTTACCAATTATATAGTCTACGCAACTTTTCTTCCAGTCTTCTGTCTTTTTAGACATAGGTAGTTTCTATAGTGGAAATTGATTGATATTTTTCATAGTTAAAACATATATGCTTTTATATTATCAATAGTATCGTCGTCACGATACCATTCTTGAGTAAAAATAGGGCCTTCAAATAGTACTCTATTTTTATTCTCTTTTTTCTTCTCTTTAACCTTCACATTATAGAGCTACTCTCTATAAATCATCACCTGCATCAACGCCATGACTCTATCAAAGTTTCCTGTATCATTATAGCTTATAAGCTCTTCTAATAGCGGCTCTGACAATATGTTGTGCAGGTTCTTTTTACCAGGAGCCTATTCTTCATTTAACCAGTCCTTAATCAAGCCTTCTCCCCATTGTTTGATCTATTTATTCATGTGGCAACCTTTTTTTCTTTGTACTTTGGAATTACCAACTACATCGGAAATAATATCGGGTTGGTCAGCCAGCAAATAGTCGCAATGCTTAGCAGTAAAATAAGGGAACAAGCCTTTGCGCTCATTCTCGTACATGATTCTGCCATTATAGTATACGGCTAACTTGCGTAAATTTTCATAATACTCTTCAGCTGTAGATGGTCTACCAGTATATTCAGCAACTATAATATCGTAATAGTTCTCGAAACTCTAGAAACGTTTGTATACAAAAGTAGAACCTAGTGAATTAGTACCAGACTAGTCGTGGTCATATGGATCGACTCCTAATATGTATAAGCCCTACGGAGCGTCCTTTACAGGATGTTCCCATATAACAATAGAACCGGTTGGATCATCGTCCTTCTTTAAAGGATAATGAGTTATGTCTCCATGTTTTTTAATAACCCATTTTAAAGTGCCATCTTTTTCCCAAACTAAATCACCAACCTGTTTGTGATTACTTAGACTTTTATTAGTCCTTATTCTAGCTAGTTGTTCTTGTAGTTCTTTTTTAGGGAATATATTACCATTAAATTCAAGCATTGCTTCTGCTGGAGTTATTGGTCGTTCTGCAACATATCTATCAATAGCTGTAGAATTTGTAGCATTTTCTATTACTTTTTTTCTTTCATCTAATATGTACTATAGGGCTGGTTTATATAAAGTATTTCCATCTTCGTCCATATATAAACGATTACCGCTTTTATCTCTTAAATCCATATTAGTATATTGTGGGACAAAGAATCCACACTATTTACTAGTAGCAGTTTCATCCCATATATTATCGAATCCTATACAGTTATAGCCTTCTGGATTATAGAACATGTCCTTTAGTGTTGAGAATTTGCTATCTTCATCACCACCAGTACCCCATATAAGCATAGATGCAAATGCTACACCATCTACTTCAACAGAAGGTCTTGCAATTTGCCAAGCTGCAGATAGCTCGCTCATACTACCACCTTCTTCAAATAGTATTAAGTTTGCTTTCTTACCACGAATCGAACTAGGATTATCCTTTAAAGTAACTCCAATTATTTCTGATTTATATCCTAATTCTACTACATTACCATATTCGTCTTTACTAAAAAATCCAGCACGTTTGCGCATCTATGTGTTAACCGACCTCTTCTTACCCCATGCAGTATTCTTATCTATAAAGTCCATATAGTCCCATGCCTTAGTAAGAATACCATCTTCTGTTAAGTATTGCTTATTAGCAGCATATACAAATGATTTTGAGTTAGGTACTAAATAGTAATTACGACATAACATTGCACCACCTTTATAACTAAAACCTTTTCTACGTGATTTTAGTACACACATGTGTTTTCCTTGGTCTTCTGCATCATTAAATGCAGTAAAAAAGTAGTAATCATAATCCCAAAAGTCTGGAAATGTTACTTTATTCTTTCGTTTTACAGTATAACTACCATCGCTATTAAGTATTGTTTCATTTACAATTCTTGATATAGGACAAAAGTTTAAATAAAAATAGTTATACCCGCTGATGAAATCACCATCATCAGAAGTATAACCGTCGATACATCTACGTTTTTGCTCATCCCAATATTGGAAATATTCTGTTGTTCCAATCGGATATGAACAATAATGCCCTGTAGCTATAAACTACAAGGCTGGTTCTCTAAACTTATCGCTATTTTTTATCTATTTGTTGAAATCTACCATATTATTTCTTCTTAAGTTGCGGGAGTTGGACTTGAACCAACGACCTTTAGGTTATGAGCCTAACGAGCTACCAACTGCTCCATCCCACAGTACAGCGGTTTAACCAAAACCAGGAACCGCCTACCTGCCTACTTACGATTAGGACCATCATGAGCTGTGTTTATTGTTAATTACGCAATAAGTGACTTAGGTGTTTACGTTGTGCCGCGCTGCAACTTCATTAAGTTCAATGTTTTATACTGTTATATTTGTTCCTCTTATAGGAATGTATTTTCACTTTTAATTCTTCTTTTGTATAAGCGATTATATAACCATGTGTCTCATTATATCTGCCATTGGCGCATCTTGTGATACAAGATCTATGAAATCCAACTATAGCAGAAGCGTGAGTTACACTAATTGCATATATAGTAGATCTGTCTTTTATATTATACAAAAAAACAGGCTTATAGTAGTTTTGAGCTCTTTGTTTAGATATTTCAGAAATCTTTTGTTTTTGCTCTTTCGTCATTTTTAAACCAAGAACTCCAAAATCTCCTCCTTTGGTGCAATTATAACCTTCTGTATAAGCATTGTATAATTCAATATACTTTACTTCTAAATCGTCTAATCTCTTGATTAATTCCTCAGTAGTCATATTAACATCAGGTATAAACGATTCTATTATATCTACAGTAAAATTATGAATTCCGTGCTTCTCAATAGCTCTGTATAAAGGCAAATCATAACGTTTAGTCTTTATATTACTGAAATGATGCTTTATTCTATTTCTTAAAGAAATTCCTTGACCTATATAACATTTGTTGTTAATGTTATTTTTAAATATGTATATACCAGCTAATTTGGGATCAATATCTCTATACGACATATTAAAAAATTTATTGGTTGGGGCAGTAGGATTCGAACCCACACAAATCATACCGGGTTAGAGCCGGCGACGCTGCCAATTACGTTATACCCCAATATGTGCCAGGGAATATTTAATGTCTGTCCCTGTCAGACTTTTAAATATCAAAACCAAGAGAACAGTCTCTTATACCAAGGTTTTCTTTGACCAAGTTTATGTAAAACTGCATATGCTTCTTCCATCTGCTGCCATACTTCTTCTTGGGTTTTATTCATATCAATTACAATATTTACTTGCTTTTTCATTTTATTCAAAATTATATTATTATAAACGTATTGTTTAATTTTGGTTGTCTTTAACTGTATTATCCTGCCAACTCATAAGGATTAACCTTGGCATCTCCCTTTACTTTACCCATAGTTAATTCCTCAGCTTGAACCATAGATTTTAATGCTTCTATACTCTTAATAGTATTAGCTGTAGAACCCATTCCAGCTAGTAGATCTTTGATCTTCTTCTCATCCAAACAATCATCTAATGACTCTTCATACCACTTAGTAACTGAGTCTAATTTGTTCATTTGAGCATCTAGCATCTTTAGTATTCTAGTATTTTGCCAATCTATGTACTCCTATTCAGCTACCTTTTCTTCTTCAGTAAGTTCATAGTTTGGATCTTCGAATACCTGTTCTTTGAGTCTTATTTCTCTAGTATGAGCATCCATACTCTTCTTATATGGGCTACTCCACTTGTGCATAAGTACTATATAAGTAATAACAAGCTCTTGATGAATCTTATCTTCTGAAGTATCATGTTCATATAGTCTTTTAAACGCTGGTACAAAGTATAGATCAGGATGAATTACTACTTTACCGCCTACTATATCAACAAGATTCATTTTTCTCTTCCTTGTATTCTATGTGATACTTCATCTTTTCTATAGCTTTATTCAGATCATAAGCAGCAACTTTATCTGTAATGACCATTACTTCAGTCATTTCCTTATGCTCCTTATTAGAGTAATAACGTAATGGGATGATAATATCACCAGCATTAACATCAATTACCTGAGTCTATGTAATTACTTGTCCATTCTTCTGTGGAGAGTACATTTCATTACTATATGCATATGTTGGGCTACAATATCCTATGCTGTTAGTGTCAGTATCGTATACTACGATACGACTACCTTTAATTAAAATCTTTTCCATTACGCGGCTCCTACAGGTTCACAATCACAACAACAGTTCTCATTCGTTGCTACTTCTCTCGCTTTTCTATCAGCTTCCAATCTCTCAATTCTTCTACGATAATAGTCCTTCAATTCTGGATTATCTATTACTATATACTCCTTGTCATCATAGCTACTAGTGGTACTATACAGTCTAAGTACCATATCATACTGTTTCACTTCAATAGATTTCTTATTACCATCTTTATCAGTTATTTCCAATATACCATCTTCTGGTATAATATAACGATAGTCAATATCACTAAAGTAACTGACAGGTTCGAATTCTTCTTTCTCAAAATCCACTTTGTAGATATTAGCATTCTTTACTTTTGCACAATATTTTACCATAATCAATCAATTCTATAACCTAAATATTTTTCTTTATTCAATCTCTGTATTATCGCTAACGCTCTCCTCAGCGATACATTCGGATTCGTGTAGTTTTTCAGGGTCTGATACTTCTGCACTATCTGTTGAAAGTTCTGTAATTCCTGTTCCAAGCTCTCTGGCGTTATATTTTTCTTCATATCTCTTAGTTAAACGCTTACACATTAGATCTATTTGTTCCACTCTATCTGCAGTATCAATTTCTCCTTTACCTTCTTGTACCATTAAGGTAGTAAGTTCATCAATCGTATCGTTAGTGAAGTCTTCATAAGTAATAATACCATTTTCGATAACTTTATCTACGGCTTTATATAAAGCCTTCATACCTTTAGTAAAGTTAACTTGGTCAACATTACTCTTCTCGATGTTCCACATCGCCTTACTCTCTTCTATTGTCATTTTGTTTTGCTTTAATTATACTCTTACTAACACAACCAGCTATCCATCCTACTAAGTAAGCATAACCCTCATTACCATCTTTAAAGTCTTCTGTATACATTCCTAATTCCTGATACATATAATCTGCAGCATGTACTGCTTCGTGTGATATATCAGATTGAGTCATTTCGTCTAAATCAGGTACCTGAATTAATACCCCATATTTACCATCTTCTTTGTTTATTACAGAACGAGTTACCATTGCGTAATCTTTCTTTTGAAAGTCTTCTCTAGCCTCATCATCAGTAAATTCAACTTTACTATCTGTACTTAATAATCTAAAATATTTATGTAAATCCTCAACTTCTACTGCTACATATAGTCTTCTTGGATATATCTGAGGATCGTACATGTCTATTTTTGGCATCTTCTTCATATCTTTTCTTTATTTTGAATTTACCTAAGTAAGCAAACATTACCGGTTTAGGATCTAAATCTGTTATAATTTGATTAGTAAATTTAAACGGGCTATTACATATTACTTCAATAACTTGATATGGAATGTTATACTTGTTACTTAATTTAGTATATATACTCGTCTAATTTCTCATTCCATTCTACTTTCTTATAATATTTACATGTAGCTAATGTAATAGATCCTAATAACGTGTTAGGTCTTACTATATTTATTAGTGATGCTACATCTACCCAATCGCTACTATATAAACTATCCTTAGCAAGGATGCTTATCTTAGATTGTTCTTGTTTGTTATACCTACGTATAGGTTCATATATTTCTATATCTTTCATATCATCTGAGGTAAGCAACTCTGTTCGACTAGGTACTATAGTAAACATGTTAAACGGTAGCTGTTTACCTCTAATCTTATTCCACAGTTTCTTGATATACGGATACTTCTTCCATGCTATTATTGTTCCTGCCTCAAGCAGGAATGATCTCATTTTCATCTTTATTTAATCTTAATATGATTGTAATTTGTACTCTATCGCCGATTATCTCAGGTATTAATACTTTATTTACTTTTACCTCGTCTTCTATTTCACCTTTTACTAGTATACCCTAACTCTTAAATTTAGCTATGTATCTGCTTAAATTATCGGGAGTAATACCTAGAGTACGCTTAATGTACTTTCTATTTTCAGCGCTTATTACATTCTTACTAATGTTAGGGAGCTTAGGAGTATTAATATCTAAGTCTATAAACGTAGCTAATAATTCTAACTCCCTATTAGTAAGGTCTAATATACCATTAAGGCTTTTTAAGAATTCTTTATACAAATCGGTTTTAGATACTTTCTTAACCAATTTATTCATTCGTCAATTCCTCTTTAATATTATTTAATACCTTAGTAAGGTTAAAATAAACTGTTTCAGCTTCTACTTTAACACACGGTTGAACTTTACCTTCTTTATACTTCTGTGTTACTTCTTTGTAATCATCTTCGTATTGTTTAAGTAAAGAATCAATGAATTCAATAGTAGTGTTGATCTTATCATTTTTAGGTTCAGTATTAGCTACCAGCAAACCTTCCAAACGCAGATCTTCAACAGTACGTTCGTCAATCATTGCAGATCTAAAACTATTACCCTCCTCTACATCCATAGTAAAGGCATCAACATCTTCATTCCAAGTAAGTACATCGTTTGCTTTGAAAAAGCCGAAATCTTTCTTAAATGTATATTCCATATTATTTCTTATTTTTATCATTAAGTCCCCATATGGCTAACCATATCATGGAAAAGCAGAGACCCATTACTATTAATTTTTCCATATGCCTATAAAACGTTAATTGTAAATAATTGTTAATAGCTTTTAACATTTGTTAACAATTAATTAACATATAAAAAGAAAGCCCGACCTAAGTCGAGCTCCATTCTATTATGCAAAACTTAATTTATATTACTTAACGGCAATAATGTCATAAGGTTTCACTAATTGGGTATCTTTTACCAGATCAAAATACATTGCAAACTTCTTATTATAAGCAACTGTATCACCAACCTTAAATTTAACATCTGTCAAGTGTGATGGAATCTGCAATACAATACCTGTAGCCCAATCGGACTCTACTTCCTTAGTCTCTGTCTTAGTATCATACTCATTAAATCCATTCTCATCTACTTTACCATTAGGTATTTGTTCTGTAAACTCTTTAGTAACCATGGTAGGAGGAAGGGGTTTAATTAAAACATCTTTCAACATACCCCATCCTATTCCATTGACTACTGTTTCTAGTACTTTATCTTCCATATTCTTTTTACTTAGTTTCTACTTATAACGTATTATTTCTTATTTGGTTCTGCTTCTACTATAATATTTCCTCCATTTGAAGTACAATATGTTACAGCTCTCTGTGGGCATTGTTTACCCATAAAGCAACAACCATCACAAGTTCCTAGAGGAGAACTCTCTATATGGTATCTTTTACCTTGAATTTCTACTACTTCTCTATTCTTGATTATCTCTGCTAATTCTGAATCGTATAGTGTCATACCTAATTGCGTATTAATGTTATATAAGTAATTTCTAGCTTCTTCTATTTGTTTTCTAGTTACTTTTGTATTCATTCTATTATTTTACCTTTTCCGTGTTTGTCTAACCAAAGTAAAGCTACAGCATTCCATGCTACCTGTGCTAGATGTTGACAACCAGTATCTTCATCTATTTTATTACCTTTCTCATACTCTAGTAAATGCCTAAGTAAAGCAGCTTTATAACGTTGGTAGCCATTATCTAAATTCTGCCAACTGTTATCAGAGTATTTCTTAGCTCCTTCAGTATATACTTTAACAATATCTTCTATCTCTTCTAACGGTAGAAGATCCCATCTTAATTTACCGTCCTTAAAGTCATTCTTTAATCCTTCTGTCATAGTATGTATTATCTAAAGTAAGGGTATTATATCTGTTAAAATAAGTATTATATTACTACTTACTTAAGAGTATACTATCTGTTTATGCCCCCCTTACCCCCATAATAACGCTCTTATACTAGGTTTGGTTCCCTTTTCTTTAACATTTATTAACAATGTTTAGGGCTATTTAACTACAGAAATTTAACATTATTTAACAAAAATATTATAAAAAATTTTGGTAGATAAAAATTTAGGGAGGGGTTGTGCGTGCGATGACCTGCACCCAAATCACTCCCCGATATATGGATACGGAGGAGATACCCCCACACGTGCCACGTTGGTACGGCTGTGTTTTCGGTATCTAAAATATCAAAAATGAAGTGTCAAATTACATCAATGACGGAGTATGAAATTAAAGACGGTTTTAACGACGTTGAATACTGTTTTTTAATAACTGCGAATCCTATTGATACGGAAAGTAATGCAATGAGTGAAGAGGACCTAAACAAACTAATTCTTGAGAGTGGCGATATTAGCGAAATAGCTAATAAATCTAATATATCGCCCTTTAGGACCATTCTGTTTCCGAATACTTCACAAATTTGTGACGTTTTTCTGTCTTTATTGGACAAAAACGAAGAACGGGAAAAGAAAGGAGAAAAACCTATTTTTCCTACTATTAACCTCAATAGGTTTGAGCAAGAAACACCCGAACCGTATTTTAGACGGTACACAAAGGACGGGGACGGAGTAAAGGAGGGCGACTGGATTATAGCCCAAACAGGAGATGAAACGCTTCCTAATGACCCTATGAAACGCAAAGTATTTCGCTCTATTTGGGTAACATCTATCTGCAAAACTGACGCAAACGGAGTCGACACGCCTACGGAAAATGTAGTTCGTAAAGCAGCTAGAGCCTATACCAACGGACTTGAAACTCAAGCAGGTAGCGGCAAAATGATTGTACCATGTGCAATGCAAATGAAATTAGAGGAAAAGAAAGCAACCGCAAATGCACCAAAAGAAAACGACCAAGTCGGCGGGGATGAATTATTAACAAATGAGTTCGAAGGAGAACAAACTCAGCCACGTCGTAGACGTCGTTAAGGATATGAGGGGGTAACCCCTCATTCCGACCTTAACATTGGAAGCAATAGATTAAGATAGTCGAATTTCAATAATTATATGTCTAACCAAATAGTTGTAAGCGTATATACTTTAAACTTACAAGTTATACATCTATAATTTAAAAACACCAGTTGTGGTGTGGGATTGAGCAAGCTCACCGAAGTGAAGAACGCTCAATATTATAGTCCTAAGCAAGACTTTAAAAGGCTTAATTTGCATTTCATTTGAAACTCCATACTGGCAGGCTAGTCCGCGCCCTAAAAGGACATCGTGGCAATATTATGTATGCGCAGATAAATACATAATTACGAGCCGAACCGAGCTCACGTCATGTACTATCTGCGTAGTTGCTTAATAAAGCATGATAAGTAATAACATTAATCAATAATTTATTATAAGATGAATAGAATTATACTCTATGTTGGCATGGTTTATAACTTTTTCTGTGCCGGAATTACTGCAAATTTAATTGCAGATAATCACAAACTCGGAACTTTCGGTAAATATTTACTGATCTTCTCGTTGATGATATCCATTTGGTATATCATACTAATATTAATGAAAAATGCAGACGAAAAATAAAGAGGCATATTCACTCTAGTTAGCTAGTCTTCGGACTAGCTTTCTTTTGTTTATTCAAACTAATGTTCTCTTTGAAGGAACAACTGAAGAGGTAGAGAATTGGTATGAGAAGGCTCTCGAAAACGATACTCTTGATATTAGGTGGTTCGACGATCCTACGATGTTTGGATTTACCAACCTTGGTAAAAGCTGTTTTGATAAGCCTTATTACAAGGCAAAACTAGAACAGCTCTAATTAAACAATTTGCTGGTTGTGTGTTGAACAGCCAGTATTTACCTGCATAGGTGTTGCACATGGAGATTGAATGCTGAAATCCGAAGTATTCGCACAGTACAAACTTGGATAGACAAAGTACAAGTCTAGACCTAAAGTTCTAAGTTATCTCTCACAGAGAGGATTATAAGAACTTTTATAGAAAACTTAATAACTTCCCAAGACATTGAGGGCACCAGTTTCTTTACTATAAAATGCGCGCAAACTACCAAAAGGTGTGAGTTGCTGCTTGTAAAGTTTTAGGTGTAAAATGCTATAGCTAATAGAGTACTATTTCTTACGAGAGATGATGACAATGTTACTTGCAGATTTGCGTTAAATCGAGAGATAATGAGTATACTTGTTGCAGTAAGTTTTAGTACAAACGAAACTCTTAATCATCAGTGCTATCATTATATAAATATTCGTGAGAGCTTGATAGGGAAATCTGACGCAAGCCGTGAAAGACGGTGGCGATTAAGAGTTTTTTTCAAAGACCTTTTTGAACCCAGATATTATCTCTTTTCTTAGTTAAAGAGAAGAACAACTACACAGTCTGTGAAGATAGTGTAGTTTCAAAATAGAAAGAACAATATTCACTATAAAAACAGATTTATCGCAAAGTAGATAATCTTCGAAAAGAATAATACAATATTAGATATAGATACGCTATGCACAGCTAATGATATCTAAACTGTATTATAATCCACGTGGTAGAGGCATCGTTAGGTTCGCGATGTGTGCAACTCTTGAAGCAACCAACCAAAGCAAGTATAGATGGGAATGAGCCATACCTCGATAGGCTTAATGAGGTGCTTGACAGTCTGATACTAACTGAACAATAAGTATCATTTAAAGTAAGAGAAAACGAGATCTTCAAGTAAGATATTCAATATGTCTTATATATCCTAGATAGCTCTTAGCATAGCTTATAATAACTTTTTCAAATGAGATATCTAACATATCTTTATATACCTAGTTGTTATATTAATGCGCTTACTTTATTCTTATTGATTACTAATTAAAACATTATATATATGAACTCAATTCAGAAATATGCGCTTAACAGTTTATTTGTACGTAATCAAATAACTGAAGAAAAACTAGCTCGAGCATTAGACACATTTTCTAATGAACCAGCTATTGATTCATTTTTATCTGTCTTAATAGAAGATAAATGTGAAACTAAGAAAGAACTTTATTTAATAGCTAACTGGGAAAGAACCAGTAAAATGCAATTAATTAAAAGTATAAAAGAGGCCTTTGGTCTAGGTTTAAAATTTGCTAAAGATGTAATCGACGAAAATACAGTTGATTATACATTCAAATGTCCACTAAGAACTATAACTATAACCGAAGTAAATGATTATGATCAAGAAAGAATGATTGAATCATTTAATAATAATGGTATAGATCTTGAGTTTAAATGGATATAATGTTCTCTCACGGACATATAACTACTACATGTAAAATCCGAGGCTAATAAGGTATTGTAGTAGTATTCTCTATCAATAAATACAACCTCATCGTGGTGATAGAGTCTAGTAACATGTTAAAAAACAAACCTTCCTAGTTTGCATGTGAAGCTAATGTATTTAAATTATTTAAGAGTATTAATCAATAATCAAAGTATATATGAAGAAAAACAGTAAAAGACATCTTATTGTGGTCAATATGCCTTATTTACTATTAATTACATTAATTAGAAATAATGCATTATCCTCTTATATCTCTAACTTAATTATTAAGAGAGAAATTACTACAAATTATAATGATAACGCGATTAGGTTTTTTAGTATTAGACCAATAAGTAGAATACTAATGTGCTCATTCCCTTGGAGCAATACTAAAGAAGGTTACGTATTTTGGGCCGATATCTATAATGAACTCTGTGATAAATGTGGTTCGCAATAATAACTATTGCAGCTACCATTGTAGTAGTGATAGCTGTAGTGTATGAATGTATTATGTTATGGAAAGAAATAAATAAATAATATGGTAGTACGCGTAAAAAGTCACTTTGATATTCTTAACAGAATAAGTAAATTATTAATAGTATCTATAACTATTATAATTATTTGTTATATGTTTAAAGAATATGTTCCTAAAGATCCATATAACTTTGTGGATTTGCAAATGCGGTATAAACATTATATAGTCTCAGATAAATTTCAAGAAAGTGAAACTGACTATGTATTTCGTTTAGTAAATCCAGTTACTGATCAAGAATATAAAGTATATGTTACAGATTACTTATATATGAATGTATACTTTGTTGGTGATACAATTAAATAATCCTTAAAACTTTTTTGTTATGCAAAGAGAAGATATCAAATCGTACAAAGATGCATGTAAATGTATTAGTCGCAAGCCAAGACAGTATAAAGACATTCATATGAACACGTATGAACATCTTACTACTATTATCTCAGCTCTGAATTTCATTGCTAACGGCAATAAACCATGGCATCATGAGTTATATAAAGGTATCAAACACTGGTATATATGGTACTGCGCTGGTAGTAATATGGTTTCCAGTTTGCTCCCTTTGGGTTCTGTCGATGCTCTTGGCTATACTCATGCCAAGGTCGGTACTCGGTTACAGCTAAAAGAACGTGATGACGCAGAATATCTAAGAACTAACTTTACTGACCTATTATATGACTGGTTCAGAAAGTAATTATATTATTAACTATTAAAACATTATCAAAATGAAAAAGAAAAGTTTTATTGTACATGACAAAGAGACAGGAGAAGAAATTCTCATTGCTAGTGACGGATTCTGTTATGCAGAAGTATGTGACGGAAATACTGAAATAGGTGCTTCAGACAGAATATTTGTAGTAACTGAAAGTATCCAAGTTGTTCAATCATTGTACGAAGAAACGGAGGGATAAATGGAAGATAATCAATATCCGGTATTAAGAAAATCATCAAAGGGATTTTGTTGGTTATTAGTAGCTATTGCAGCTGTAATCGCTACTGGAGTAATAGTGTTTATGTGTCATGAACCTATTGCTAAAATTGTTACGTCAAAAGACGAATCAGTTTGCATTGATACTACTAAAGTAGTAGAACCTGTATTAACTATACAGGAAGTTCTTAAATTTAGAGAAGACGTAAAAGAGGGAATGCGCATTGATAGTATATTTTTAGCAATGCCAGATGCAATCTTAATTGATATTTTAATGACTCATGGTACATCGTTGTCAAATAGAGACATAGTTACTATATATGAATCAAACAAATCTCATTTTAAAGATATACTTAAAGGCGCAGTTATTCAACGTGATATAATTACCCCAATAGATTCTGTGAAGAATCCTCGTGATTCTCTAAAGCGTTAGAGGAAGTATATGCATAGTAGTATTTAACAAAGATTTATTAAGATTAATGGTTAAACGTGAATTTATGGCTAATTAGTTCGTGAGAATAGGTTAGTCTTCAGAAGATGACAAGCCTGTGGGGCGTAAGTAGTATTTTTAAGCGGGAGAAGAAGGGTGGCAATTGCTCTAATTAGTACTGATAATTGCAAATACTATAATCGTGCGGACGTTAAAATCAGGTGAGTGATAAGATTAGGTTTGACAGCCTTTTCTGCTTGTACTCTGGAGTAATCCTAAAACATGTGAGAGTCATAGAATAAAACTCTAACAAGTAATGTTAAAATTTGATTTTCTTTATTAACACAAAGCGTTAAGTGCATTTGAAATCATTTTAGTATTAGTCTCAAAGTTATGGTATTATAACTTGAATCATTCATTAACAGATGTGTTTCTTACTCTAGAATACCCTAGAGTAACGTCATCATTTTTATTAACTAACAATTTAAAAGCCTATGTAAAATGAATAAAAACAAGAGGTATGTCACTTCTGTAACACAGCATAGTGACCAATTTCTGGCAATCCTATTAGGATTAAAAAGCATACTAGGAATGCCTATAAGCATAGCTAAACCTATAGCTAGAAGCAAACCAGGTATAACGGTGGAGTTAAATCCACACTTTGAAATTAACTCAGAATTATCTACTGATGAAATTAAAAATCAGTTAGATGAATATGAGATAGAAATAACAATAATTAATCAATAATTATGAAAGCAATTGTAATTTTATTTGAAGGCGATTACGTAAGTAATGCTCGTAAAGATGTAGCTATCCGTAGCATTGCTGATGCTGTAACTCAACACATAAAAATAGAATCAGACAATTTAAAGATTGTTGATTTCGAAGATGTTGATGTAGCTAAGATATTAGTATCAAAAGCAGAAACAATGACTGCTAAGGAACCAAATCTTGAAGAACTTACATCTATATTCTGTGATAATATTATCACAAAAGTAGGTGATCCTGTGAACTTCAGCAATGAAAGTTTATTCAAAGTAGAATTTGTAAAAAGATTCCTCAATGATGCAGATATTCGTCAGCAAAATACAGATATGATTAAATATCTGATAAGTGCTGGAAGATTACAACCTACTTGTAAGAAAGTTCTTGAGGCTAAACATCTTTCAAATATTCCATATTATTTGAAAGAGATCAATGGTATGTTAAAACTCTTTTAATTATGGGAAAGAATAAGGAGAAAGAAGTAAAAACTAAGACGGAATACAAAAAACGTCCTAAGCATAAGAAAATGGAACCTTATAATCGCAAAAAGGCATGATTGAGTTAAGTAAAGAAAAACCTTATGAAGACGCATGTAAAATACTAGGTCTTCGTCCTGTAGCTAATTATAAAAGTTACAAATTAACAGATGAAACTAGGAACTTCATCAAGTTAGAAACTATTGCAAAAGCTTTGAATGAAGGCTGGAAACCTAAAGTAACAGATCCAGAAGAAGTAAGATATTACATATGGGGCTGGAACTATACAGATAACCAAAAACCTTCGGGCTTGCTCCTTGTTTATTCTGGCCATGGGCTCGGCTCTGCTGCTGCTGCTGTCGGTACTTCCTTAGAATTCAAAGACAGAGATACAGCAAAAGAATTTGCAAGAATATGTAAACCTATGATTGTCAAACATTTATTTGATCGAGACGATCATGAAAACTTCAAATTCGATTTCTAACGAATGTCCTACACGAGATAATATTATCAACTGTAGTGAGTGTGATCTTGAGTGTAAACTCAGAATGGCAACGAATAACAAGCAAGAGGTTCCGCCAGAGCCTCTGCTCGCTGTTATATATTACTAATTAAATTGTTAGTATGGTGGATTCCAATCAACCCAAAAGAACTGTAAATATACCAAAACCCTAATACATATTATTATGTAATGGCTATTCAACGGCAATCTGTAAATCTACAGATAAAGGGAGAGAAGGATAGGGGTTATCTGTAGAATAAGAGATAGGAATATACAGAACAGTTCTTTTTTTAATTCTAAAACCAAATTATCAAAAATATGGGACAAAGAAGAATTATCTCAGAAATGAGAAAAAGAGGTGTGTCAGAAGAGATAATTCAAGGACGCATCAATGCTCATAAAGCTAAAGCAGAAGCTAATATAGCTCGTGAGATTATCTATTTACAGCTCATTCGTGAAAATAGCTGGAAAAGAGAACAGGCATATGAGAATCGTAAACTTGTCAAAGCAGGTAAACGTGAATCATGTAACCAACGCAAGAGACGTCTTCGTAAAGAATATCTTGCAAAAAAGAAGAGTAAATAACTCGAGATTAATTAACAATAGTATCAATCTTTAAACATTATCAAAAAAATGGCAAAAGAAGAAGTAAAAGTAGCTGATATTACAAAAGTATCAGCAGAGAACATTGAAGAAGTAATCAACAATGGCTCAACTGTAACAGAAGATGTTGCAAAAGCTGCTGCTGAAAAGATTGCAAAACAACGTAAAGAGGAACTCACGGAACGTCATATTGACGTAACTTTGAAGAGTGAGTATACTCGTCTTGCAACTTATTTGAGTATGAAAAAGACCGACAAGGAAAAAGAGGTCAAACTCAATTACTTGAAGAAGTTCTCTGAAAAAGATGACAAACTGCGTAGCGGCGGCATCACTATTGAAGACTACCTGAAGGATTGTAAAGAGCTCTACAAAGAGGCTAACAATCTTCTTCGTGAAGTTGACAAATGGTATCAGGAACAGCAAAACAAATTGCTTAACCAATACCCGAAAGCCCGTTATGATTGGAGATGGGATGGACAATTGTTGTCCCTTTAATTCTCCGCGCATAGTCCAGGTATAGTGTTTTAGCAGTAGAAATACTGACTATATAACCTAACTAGAGAAAGTAGCTAATAGAGATGATGACATTTTTATGTGCTAAGTACCAGAAGATGCAGCTCATGCATGAATTGACATGCATACAACAAGTGTAAGGTGTAGTAATACAACCGATGCCAGAGTAGGACATTATGACAACGTGCCACTGATCATGTGCCTAAGATCATGAGGATGTATATATAAATTGCGCAATATATAAATACAGATTCTATACTCTTTGAGTATATTATGCAATAGCATTCTTATGATATCAAGTCGGCATTTTTGGAATAGTGCGATGCTAGACATCATGCCGTATAGAAGCCGAAAGGTATTCTATACTTCCAAGACAGGTTATCAAGGCATTTAAGAAATAATTTAAAAGACCAAAGACTATGTAGGTTTGGTCGCCTACATAGTCACAATTGACTGTTAGGTCTATGAATCAGTCGTTAGGACGAGGGTTCGACTCCCTCATGCTCCACAAAAAATGGAATAAGCAAGAATAATAAGAGACCCGTATAGAAATCTCACGCTAATTTTCGATTTCTCTTTAAGAGTTTTTTCATTAACAGCGATAGGAAGATCGGGAGTAGTACTCAAACTATAAGTTAAATTTTGTGAGAGTACTACTTTAAATGGGGCATCTAGGCATTTGACTGCGACAATGTGAAGTAGAATAGGTCAATAAGCAGATAACTGGCAATACAAGTTATGTAATGGATTATACACGCTTAGTAGCGTGAGATATCCCCAGGGGAGTATACAGTATCCTGGTTAACAACTCTTTATTTAAAGAGAAACTGTTACTAATGATGGGGTTGTGAAATAGATTTTAGCGCTAGAAATAGTGACAGTCGCCTCGTAGTATTTTAATAAATATAAAACTAAGTGGTAAGGCATATCAGGCTAGATCAGACGTAAGAGCTGTTAGAGGGTTCGATTCCCTCTAATGCCACAATTAAATTAAGTTTAATCAATAAATTAATTTGAAATGGGATTAATGAATTTTATTAGGCAGAACTTACCAGAATCTTGGGAGAAAGCTGCAACTGAACTGAAGATGAAGACAGAGTTAATAACTCGTCTACATGCAAATGTTCCCAGAATTTATAAGAATAAATATCATTATAAAGAGGGAATGAACTACATTCGTGGTGTATTTAGAGCGTCTTGTGATATCATCTACTTAGTAGAAGCAACTGATATTGACAAGGAAAAATGGGAGTTATTGAATAACAAAATTAAAGAATACGAATATCAATGCGCGTAGTACCTTGGTGGGTTTGGTTTGACTCCAGACAAGAAGAAAGAGAGTTCAAGAAAATGTTGAACGAAAGCAAATCAGATATTGAAGCAATAGGTAAAGTAATGGATAAATATCCACAACTAACTATGGATCAAGTATCTGGTATAGTAGATAACTTTAAAAAAGAAATCAATAAACCATGAGACTAAATGAACCAGGCGTATATCAAGTAGTTGGAAGTGATATCGAACTTCTAGCAATTGTTGTTGGTGAAACTCCTCATTTAAGGATAGTTTCTGCGATTATTATGAATGATGCTTTTCAAAAAGCAAAATTCAGAGAAGTAAAGGAAGAATCTCTTGAGATTCAAAGTATATATGCACATCCAGAGATGTATGTGTTTTATCCTTATGAATCCTCAGATGTATGTCAACTACCTATAGAACTACGTTCTATGCGTGGTGCGAAGATGCCAAGCATTGATGATGCTATGTATCACACTTTTAAAGAAAGGTATAAAGTAGACACCTCTATCCCAGGTAGAGGTGCTATGAGTACTAAAGTATATATCATGAGTATGACAGGTTGGTCAGCTGCACAAGCACAACTTGTAATATGCAAGATAGCTAGAGAAATCAAAAAGGAAAATGGTATTATACAGTCTTACTAACAGAGTATATACTCCGTGGGGTAAACAATATCAATCATTTCATTGGAGAGCATCATGGTGGGTCTATACAAATTTAGAAAAAACGCATAAATCTATTAGGCACATAATATATTGGTTTGATACTAATATACTTCAAAGAATTGGTAAAGATACTAAGTTTACTCTGGATGTCCGTATTAGAATAGTATGCGGAATGGTTAATAAACTCTCTTCAAATAGAGTATCTATAGCTATGAAGAGAGAATTTATGGAATGTATTTGGGATGCTTATCAAAAGTTCTCAAAGGATTATATGGAGTATCACTGTAGATATGAACTAGGATTACCATTTTAAGGTTATAGGGCTTTGATCAGCCCTATAACTACTAACGAGAGAGGTCAAGCAAAAAGGATGAATAACAGTAGTCCACGTGCCAGATTAACTTTAGAGTTACTTCAATAAAACAGTAATATATATGCACATACTCTAGCGATTACCTCTCACAAAATGCCCGTAATTATGACAGATTTAGAAAAGCAACAGATTTTCGAACTGATCAAACAGGCAAAAGAAGGTAAACAATCTGCCTTCACAAGGCTTTATAATCGTTTTAGTAAGATTATTTATAATACAATTTATTATATTGTAAATAATAAAGATGTAGCTGATGATTTATTATCAGTTACTTTTACTAAAGCTTTTAGTAAGCTAGATAGTTATATAAACAATATCTCATTTGAGATGTGGTTAAAAACTATTGCAATAAACACTAGTATTGATTATATTCGACATACTAAAAAGGAAAAAGCGAACTATTGGATTGACGACGATGCCAACTCTCTGCAGTTGAGTAACCAGGCCAGTTATTCACCTGAAGAAGATTATATCTTCTCAGAGAAAAGTGATGCTCTAGATAATGCCTTGTCGCGACTTCGTTGGAAGTATAGGAATATAATTGAACTACGCTCTATACAAAATCTGTCTTACAAACAGATTTCAGAGCATCTTGGACTCACAGAGTCTCAAGTTAAATCACGCCTTAATAAGGCAAGAGAGAAACTAAAAGAATTATTAACAGATTAAATTTACTAATTATGTCAGCAACATGGATTTTAGTATTGCTTCTATTTGGAGCAGTATTAGCACGCGCTATGCGTTCCACAAAAATGTGGTGGGTATTTCTATTCACTATATTAGCTGGTCTATTAGTAGGTATGTTGGGTAAAGAGGCTGTAAATCATTTTACTAAAAATGATACTACAGCTTCTATTATCCAGCTAATTAATACCGTAGATAATACGGATATGGATTGCACATTACCAGTAGTTTTAGTGACAGAAACTACATGCCAGTCAGGAGTAATGAGTTACATTTCATATCCATCCGAAGTATTATCAGACGCATTAGTTAGTGGTCATACTACTAAGGGCAGAGACTCGCCAGCTTATGAGGATGATAGTTGAACCTCATTAAACAATCTATCAGAATTCATTTATTTATTAACAATTTAAAACATTATCAAAATGTCGTCTAAGAAAAACAAAGCAGCTCAAGCAGCTGCAAGTACTGCAGCAAAACCTGCAGAAACAGCTAAAGCAGATAACACTGTAAAAGTAACTAAAACCGAGAAAGGAAATGCTGAAACAACTCAGCAAGTAGCTGCACCAGCAGCAACTGAAAAGCCAGCTGCTGCTCAACCTAAGAAAGAGGAAAAAGCGCAGACTCAGGCTAAGACTGACAAACAGCCCGCCCAGAAAGGTGCTGCACAACAGTCAAAGCCAAAAAAGGATAAGACTCCTACAGTTATTGCTGAAGAAGTAGATCCGGCTGAAGCAGTAAAAACACTTGCTAAGTCTATCGGTGCTCCGACTGGTTCTTCTACAAGTTCTACAGATGCTAAAGCTATGCTTTCATTTGTTGGACATCAACGATTCACTAACAATGAAGAGTTGAAGAAGAACTTCCCTGAACAATACAATGCTATTAATCAAGCGATTAATGCTGTATGGTTCCTTGGAATGCTCGGTGTTCAGCAAGAAATGATCGGTATGCAGGCTGAAGGTAAACTTCAGTTAATAGTGTCTCCTGAACAGATTATGCCGTTGCAAGAAATGGCTACTATGTTCGGTGTGAAACTTGCATCACCGCGTGCTCTTCCTGGAGCTACAGACGGTCAGTTAGCAATTCCTTTTGGACCACAGGAAACTATTATTCCTGAAGAACTGAAGGATCCTAAACTGGCTAAACTTGAAGTTCCAGAAACCGATATTGAAAAAGTAGGTTCAGATCATGAAAAGATCTGTAGTGCTTTGGAATATCTGTTACGTAAAGATCGTAATATTGTAATTAGTTTAATTGACACCATTGAATGGTATCGTAAACTTTGTATCAACAATGCTAGTACTACTGATGAAAAGCTCAAGATTGACAATCGTCGAATAGACGAATGGATCAATGAGATTTTCCATCTTGTACCTGTAGCTGGTTTGATGAAAGGAATCGGACGTGCCGTATATCTGTATACCAAGAAGGAAAACTCGCCGGTAAGTGCACATTGCATCGTTCATGGCGCTGTACCTACTGTTACAGATGATGAAGTTGTACTTATCGTTCGTACATTCATCCAGGAAAACTTCCGATATAACTTGGAAGACAAAATTGATGCTAATGGTAATGTTATCAAAACCGAGAAGATTGAAAATCCGGCAGATGACAAAGCTATTCAAGCAACAATGGGAGTAATTGGCGTAGATTATGTTGACAAATTGATGCATGACTACACATGTTCTGTTCCTGAAGGAGCAACTGATGAACAATTGGCAGAAATCAAAATGGCGCGTGATAGTGCTAGAAAAGTTATCTCTCTTGTTCGTGCTAACTATTACCCTGGAAAGATTCCTCCTACTAATGAGCAACTGCGTTTTGCTGTTGGTAAGATCATCAACTACTATCGTTCACCTATGGACAAGATTGCCGAATTTGAAGGCCCACTTCCTGTACTTGTAGGTGAATATCCAGAAACCAAGAAAGAAGAAGCTGAAACTGAAAAAAAAAG